CGTTGTGTTTGTACGCATGATGTCCGTGGTAGACTGCACCGGGTGTCCATACCCGAATGCAGTTTTTCTCGTAACGGATCTTAGTGACGCAGTTGAACATCTGGTGCTTCACGAGAGCGTCAACGCAGTCCACTACCATTCGGACTGTCAGCTCAATTCCAGGGTTGGCTTCGATTTTGATCATCAGGCCAAGAACCTTGTCTTCTTTGCGAGCCGCTCCGCCTTGCGTTTCTTTTCCAGATCGCTTTGCTTGATCGTTTCCTTGAACATCTCAGGCGCACTTGTGACACCGCTGGCCTCAATTGCTCGATAGGCCTTCTCTGTCTGATACCACTTCTGAACCTTCTTGATATTGAAAGGCCTCGGGGCTACCCATTCACGAGAGAACGGAACTCCTTTGGCCTTCGCGAGCTGCTCGCACAGTCGGCACGATATCTCTTCAAGCGGCAACTTCTCAACGTCTCGCATGTGAACAATAGCCGCCATTGTTCCGCGTTGCTGTTCATCCCACTCCAAGAATGGTTCCTTCCCTTTCTTCGTCATCTTGAACACCACTCGCATACCCAGCGGTGCCTGATTGTTGTGAGGCTTCCCTTCGGCGCGACGCATCTGGACGACAGCCGAGTTTCGTTCGCTCTTGATCGCGCTCTCCAACTGTGCAACCATCACAAACAAGCTGAGGGTAAATTCTCCCATCGGCGTATCGCTGGAAACCTGGACGCCCTGAAGGTTGACAAAGTGGACAGTGACCATCCGCGTCTTGAACCACTCATACAGTCGAGTGAAGTCCTTCAGGCTTCGCCAGATTCGATCGACCTTGTCAATTACAAGATGATCGCCTGGCTCAAGATGCTCGACCAAGTAATTGCCTCCAGGCCTCCGATGGAAAGGCGTCTTGTAAGCACTCCTCCCAAGATCCTCAACGGCCTTGCCGAACGCCACGCCGAGAGGCTTGATGTTCCGCTCGTAAAGCTCAAGCGTTCTTACGTTCTGGTCGGGAACCGAGTCGGTGTCGACTTGATACTGACGGTGAGATGCACGCGCGTACGTGTAGCACAAAGGCATGGTTACCTCCTAATATCCTGTGGTTAGAAAGACGGTTGGTTCTTATTCGTAGAGTGCGGCCATATCCGCATAACTGCATAGAAGACGAAGTGCAGCCATAGAACTGGCACTGTCCTCTCCATTGAAAGCCCACTGAAGCGACTCCGAAATTTCCTGTGGTTGGAGCAGCGACAAGACTTCTTTGACGTTTGCAATGTCCTTCTCTTCCGTGGTGATGATTGCCCTTGCAGAAAGCCTTATCGGCTTCGCTGGAGCAAACTCCTCTCCGGTCAAGATAAACGCGTGGTCTCGATCGCCAAAAGCAGGCATGACCACAATGTGATCCAAGTGGTGGCCAACAACACAGACAGGGCCAACTTCTTTGTTGCTATCCAGCAGCGACACGCTCAAGTGCCACCATGGATAGCAAGACGGCGCACCGTGATCTTCGCACGCGACAACGTCGCCGAACAACTCACTCTTCATTGAGTTCCTCCAAGAAATGAAAATATGCGTCCACGGTCGAGGCGATTCCTTTGGGACGATGGATGTACTGCATTTTGACTCGACGGCCCGAGACCGGCGAGATGATGCCTCGTAAACAATATCTACGGACTGTTGCGCAGTGGGGTTTTCCCGGCAGATGCCGGGCAAGGTCCGAGATGAACATCGCGTCCTGGACGCTGACCTTGAAGACCTCTTTTTTTCTTCGTGCCTTAGCCATTGCCTGCACGGCGACCTCCTTGGGCGATGAAGCGGGTCGAGCCAACTAATGAGCTAAACGTTGCCGGGGGAGCGACGAATAAATCAAGACCTTGGCCGAAACAACGGATTTTATTCCGACTTGTAACAACTTACGCGAACTGAGCCCTTGGTGCTAGTCATTTGGCTGCTAGCCTTCTCGCAGTGGCAAAAACGAGTTCCCCCGAAAACCGATCAATCGCATGAGCTATAACTTTCAACCACAACAGCAAAGCGGACCCGCTCCAGCTCTCGATACCAACGCATTCAGTGATGCCGCTGCACGGGCGGCGCAGCAAAGCCAGCCGGCGCAGCAATTCGTACAACCTGGAGTCGGGCCTTCACCATCCCAAATACCAGGCGCTGACGCCGGTTTTAATTATCCGCAGCCTCAGTGGCAGGCACCTGGGGGTCCGTCTCCGCAATACCAGCAGCCGCAGTACGCGCCGCAGTATCCGCAGCCAACCGCTCCCACGCCGCAACCCCAGGGATTCCAGGGCGAACCCGCTGGCAATCCCTGGGGCCAGGGCATGCCGAGTCCTCAGCCGCAGTACCAGCAACCCGAGCCTCAGTGGCAACCTCAATATCAGCAACCGCAATTTGCCCAAGGAGATCTTGGCCAAGAGCCAGCATACGCTCAGCCGCCAACTCCCGCGCAGCAACAGTACCCAGCCTGGGACGCATCGACTGCATCGCGATTGCAGCAGTACGGTGTCGATCCAACATTGCCGCCAAATGAACAGATCAACCAACTGACGCAACGCATTGATGAGTTGCGACCATACGCTCAGTTCGGGCAGCAGATGGCAAGTAACCCGGTAGCTAATCAGCAACCGCAAGCCAGCGAGCCCGCCGGCGAAGAGGAGTTCGATCCGGACGCCTACTTCAATCAAGCATGGGGAGCGCCTCAGTGGAATCAGCAGTACGACATTGCAATGCAACAGGGCATGGTCGAACGCGATCCAGCGTCCGGTCTTTTCAAGCCAACTCCAGGCTACGAGATGATGGTGAGCCCGCAGCTCCTGCACGGACTCAATGAGGCGATGCAGTACCAAACGCAGAACGTCCAGAAGCTGTTCCGCGAGAATCCTTATCGCCAGATATATCAGGTCATGCGGGAGCCCATGAAGCGAGAGATGGAGCGTGAGATGCGCAACATCCTTAATCAAGAAATGGGACGCATGCAAAGCAAGGACTTCTTGGGAAAGTTCCAAGAGAAGAACTCTGAATGGCTTTTCACGACCGACCATTCCGGAAGACGCATCTACTCTCCAGTTGGCGAGCAATTTGTCCGCGAAGCTGAATCACTTATTGATGCTGGTATTGATGTTCGCAAGGCCGTTGAATACGCCGAAAGAATTACAGCTACAGCGCGGCAGCAGTTTCAAAGCCAACGCCAGCAGCCACAAGCTGCTCCGCAACAGCAATCTTATCAACCGCAATATCAACAACCTCAGCAGCAGGTTCTGCCATTCATGCAGCAACCGCAGCCGCAATATCAGCAAGTGCCAATGGGACGGCCCATGGCGCAACCTGGTTTCCAGAACTCCCCGACGTTGCAGCGCCCCATGTCTCCCGAGATGGCAAGTGCTGCGCAACAGCAGTCGTTCCTCCAGAACGCGCTGCAAATGTCGTCTTATACACCTAGTGCGGTCGGCGCACCGGGGGCGGCGCAACCTCAAGGGCCTCCGCAAATGCTGAGCCCCGAAGGTCTTGAGTCCATGTTCACCAACGCGGCGCATTCATTAGGCGCGGCATAGTGGAAGGGGATTGATGATTCAGTCAACAGAATGGGTAGGTATCGTACACAGTACGATGCCGTATTACCTGGACGGCTTGGTGGATGTGACCACTCGCAGCCGCCTTTTGCTAGCGATGCTCCGTCAAAAAGGACGCATCAAGTTGAACAGTTCCGGCGAGTATCTGCGCTGGCCTGTGTTCTTCTCGCTTCCGCCAATGGAAACTTATTCCGATGGTGGCGTGATTGACTTTGGGAACCACAACCCGAACAAGACCCTCGCGGTCGATTGGCGTGGTTACGTTGTGACCGACAGCATGTCGATCAAGCAACGCGCGATGAACGCAGGCGCTCAACAGATCGTCAACCTGTTCCAGCAAAAGCAGAACGTCATCAGCCAAGCGCTGATGGAAGGGTTCTGTGGCGAGCTGTACGGAGACGGTTCTGCTGCTGACCGATCGGAACGCATTCACGGACTCGAAACCTTCTTGGGTGCCGAATCCGGAACGACCACTGCTGCTGACCGAGTTGCCAAGCCGTCCGCTTTGTACGGCCTGACAAACGCATCGACCGAGCTGGGAGCCGAGGGCGGATGGTGGAGCGCTAAGCTCGGAACCTACAACAACGCCAACCTGGCAACTGACTGGCCAGATGGTCAAGGTTCGAGTGAGTACGACCACATGAGCCCCAAGCTCATCAATTGGTCGAGCAACGCCTGGGGAACTGGTTCGACAACCTGGGAAGACAACTCGTGGAGAGTCGTTGACGCGATGATCGACTGGCTGTCTTACACCGGCGGTGCTGAAGCCAAGCCTGATGTCATCATGCTCGGCAATGACATGTTCCGTGGTTACAAGAACCACCAAGAGGCCAAGACGAGGATCAACATTCCTCACAAGCCATCGGCAGACCTCGGCTTCGGTGACGTTCTCAACCACGACGGTGTCGGAATCCAGAAGGACTTCGACTGTCCGCCGCTGACCGGGTACGGACTGAACGTCGACAAGATGCGAGTCCACTCGTTGATGAGCAAGCTGTTCTACAGCAAAGGCCCTGACGAGGATCCGCACTCGATGTGGTCTTACCTCATCGGAACTGGCTTCTTCGGCAACGTGGAATACCAGCCTAAGTATTTCGCAAAGACCAAGAACTACGCCTAAGCGTTTTCTGAGTCCATCGTCCTGAATCTCATAACTCAAAAAACATAAGGTAGTTCAATGCCACGAAACGTATCGGTCATGCCGGATGTCGGCAAGACATGGTATGGTGACCAGACAATCGACGCCAATAACTATGGCGTCTCTGTGAACCATGAAGGGACTGAATGGGAGAGTCGCGACTACAACCCGCTTGTTACCGGGCCTGTTCGCGAGACTCGATCCAACCGCACTCAGAAACGCATCCTTGTTCGCAACACCTCGGGCAGTGCTTTGCTGCCTGGGTCCGCTGTGAAGTGGGAAGCCGGGTATCGAGGCAAGCGCGTCGACGGCTCGGCTGCGGCTCAAGGGCCAACAGCCGGTTTCGTTGACGACATGCTTCCTGCCTCGGGCGTCAAAGATGATGACCTTTTCTGGTTGATCGTCGACGGCCCGGTTTTGGCGAGGAAGGCGACAGGAGCGAGTTCGGCGATCGCGGCTGATGCCGCCGTCATCTCCAGCGCTACATTCTTCGTTGCGGCGGTTACCGCAGCAGCGAGCGATGCCGGCGTTCAAGCAACCGCGCTGAACTTCTGCGGTCGCGTGATCACGGCTTCGGTCGATGGCGATGCACGAGTTCTCGTCGACGCCAAGTGCAGATAGTCCAACTGTGAATACCACTGGACCCGTATCTAAGCGAGTCGGGGGACCAGCGGGAACCCGCTGAGACGGTCGCTGGGGCAATCGTCTCAGCGACCGTCATCTTTTGCCCCAAAATCCCCCGAGGTTTTCATGCAGTCCATTCGACAGTTTTTCGAGGAGCGAGGTGGTGTATTCACGCGAGACGACATCACGTTCCTTGCTCAGTACGGCCTTCAGTGTCTTATCCGCGATTCCATCAATGAATCTTTCGCGGATGAACATGCACCCGATGCAGGCCAAGCTCTTAAAAGCCCAGCCGTGCCGAACGGTGAGCAGGGCGACAAAGTACAAGCGCATCCGGCTAGCCCGTTTGCTGGAATCCGACCTGAACACCTGAAAGGGTATCGGATCGCACAGATCCCAGTGATGGCTCTGGGTGAGCAGATACCAGAATACGCGCTGGAGGGTCTGTACTCCGTTTCGCAAACTCTTGCACTTCGAGTTGACTGCCGGGTTGCTGTTGTTAATCCATGGGTCGGAGAAGAGGTGGTTACGATTCTCCAAGGGTTCCGGAAGAATGTTCCAGCAATTCATTGCATTGGACTGTTCGATGGTAACGCCAATCCTACCACCTCTGACATTGTGGATGAGTATGGCCCTCGCACGGTCATGAGTGTGTTCGATAGCAACATCGCCGCCGCACAGGCCCAGGGCGTTGTTCGCAAGATTACGGCCGATCCAGTTCAACTAGCAGGCGAACTGGACAATCAAGACATTCACCTGCTTGTGATTCCGCCGAGTTTGTATGGCGTCGAGTTTGATGCTTGGCTCCAGCATTGCCGCAACGATGCGGTCATTTGTGGTTGGGGCGACCGTGGCACCATAACTGGAAAGCTGCACGCCCTGGGGATCAACATCAAGCCAAACACTTTCTGGTCGGTGCAGGCTAGCACTGTTCGCCAGGCCATCGAGCAGGTGAGCGCGTCCATGCTTCAGCAAGGAGGGCTCGCTTCCGAGTAATCCAATGCCAGGGCGAGACACGAGATTTACGAAGGCGCTTCGAGTGCCGGTTGCAGTTGGTGAAGCCATTGGCCATAAGCCCGCCAAGGTGGTTCAGCCGATTGTATGTCCGGACTGCACTCGCTCATTGCCGCCGTCAGAGTTTCGCCGTCTGCCTGGTGATCGTCGATGCGAATCCTGCGTCAAGAAGTGGGAAGAACACAGCCGCGCACCTTATGAAGCGGATGATGTGAAGCGAGTTGCCGCCCAGCTTCTTGACGCAGCCAGCAAGGGAACCACGGCTCCAACGCTTGACGACATGATCGGCGAGCTGATGGATCAGTTCGGTGGCTACCGAACATTCGTGATGGAGTGGGTGCTGCAACTCAAGACGGCATTCGACGCTCGACCTGGTGCTGTCTCTAACCTTCAGGCATGCGCTGCCATCGCCAAGCTCGTCGGCCTGTCCGATCGCAACAAGAACGATATCGAAATTGCAAAGATGTCGGACGATCAGATTAACAAAACGCTAGAGCTTGAAATGATGAGAATGCTCAGCGAACGCACGGACGATGAGACTCGCAAGAAGTTCATTGCCATGCTGGCCATGAAGCAGGGTGCAGATGTCAACGCCTTGATTCCCGTCGCCAAAGACGCGGAAGGAGGTAGTGATGGCCAAGAGTAGAATCCAGGAGCTGATGCTGGAAAAGGATCGCCGCGAAACCGAGGCGCTCAAGATCTATCGTCCGTACCTGAATCAAATTCCTTTCCACCGATCGCGAGCGACAGAGCGCGTGATTCGCGGGGGCAAGCGAAGCGGTAAGTCAATTTCCGCTGCCATGGAGTTCGGCTCGATTGTCACGGGCCAGCCGATTACTGGCCCTGACGGAAAGCCGATCTCGCAATCACGACCGTATCCGAATCCGAGTTACCCACGGATCTATTGGATCATCGGATGGGGCGTGAGCCATATTGGCCAAACCATCCACAAGTTGCTGTTCCAAGACGGCATGGGTGGAACATTCCGCTGCATTCGTGACCCAAATACAAATCAGTGGCGAACATGGGACCGCACGCGACAGTGGGATCTTGATAACGTTCGCCAGTCTAAGCTGGCCGGACCAATCATTCCGGAGAGGTTCATCGTCCCAGGATCTTGGGTCTGGAACTCTTCCGGCGGTGGAGCTGCTGGCAACTGCTTTGAGTCTGTGGAGCTGATTACAGGCGCAAAGATCTTCGCTTATCCATCCTCAGCTCGCACGCCTAAGCAGGGTGACGCAGTTTCTGGAATCTGGATTGACGAAGACATTCAGAACCCCGATCACCTTTCCGAGTATCAGGACCGCCTCGGTGACGAAAGCGGCTGGTTCCAGTGGTCGGTATGGCCGCACACGAAGAACTTTGCTTTGATCGACATGCTCGACCGAGCGGAGCGAGAACTGGAGATTGAGCCAGAGGAGAGGAACGTCGAAACCTTCCAGCTCATCTTCAGCGAAAACCCGTTCATCACAGATCACGGCAAGCAAGCCCAGCTCGCGCGGATGGGTGATGAAGAGTCAATCGCTCGCCGCGACCGTGGCGAGCTGCTGCTCGATCAACTTTCGATGTACGACTTCAACAAGTCGCTCCACACACTTGAACGTGGATCGGTGCAGTGGGAAGAGAGGCCGACAACTGCGATCCAAGCAATCTCGCAATACTTCTCCAGGCACGGGGCTTTGCCTGAGGACTGGACTCGATACCTGACCGTCGACCCGAGCAATACCCGCACAGCTTGTTTGTCATTTGCTGTTCCGCCGCCGATATTCCTTGGCGTCCCAATCGGCAACATGATCTTCGTTGAGTGGGAAATGACGGCCAAGAAGGCCTCTGCGAAGATTCTCGCCCAGCGGCTCATGCCATACATGCAAGGCAAGCGATACGAAGCCTTTGTCATGGACCGCAACATGGGGCGACAGACACGAGTTGGCGATGACCAAACAGTGTTCGATGCGTACTCAAAGGAGTTCAAATCTGCGGGCCTTGTTTCTCGCCAGACACTTTCAGGTTTCATCCCAGGGTGCAACGTTCCGCCGACTCGATACCGAGCCGTGCGAGATGCGATGGCGTTGACTCCAACAGGCATGCCGCAGCTTGTGTTGATTCAAAACACAACCTCGGAGACGCAGCGAGAGTTCAATACTTATCGCAAAAAACAAATCATGATTAGCGGCGAATTGAGCTTGCTCGATGAGCCGGCTAACCCGCGAATCCACGACTGCATGGCAGCGCTGGAGTATGGCGTCACTCACATCACAATGTTGTTTGCGACTGGCCACGCCTACGTCCCAGCGAGTGCTTATCAGAGTCAGGGAAGTCCAGCTTACAGAGCTGCGATGAAATTGAGGAAGAAGATGGAGCAGTCGGAGCGGCAGGCTGTTCATCTTGGCCCCGGTGCTGGGCCGCAGATTTACAACGCCGCGTAGTCCCCCTTGGAGTTTGATATGGACAAGGTGTTAGAAAACTTGCAAAGCGAAAAAGATAACCTCATTCCAACGCCACCGATCGGCAGGATCGTGCTTTGGTATGAGAGAGGATATGTCAGCCCTGATCACGCGCAACCAGCAGTGGTGACAGCCGTCGAAGGTCCAGGCCGAATATCCGTTTGCTTGTTGGCGAAGAGTCGCGGCGCGATCAAGACAGGCGTGAAGTTTCACAAGCTCGAAGGTGCGACGGATTCACGAGTCCAGACAACATACCGCTTCGGGTGCTGGAATTACATCGAAGGTGAGGCTCCCACAAAGAACACTCACCCTGACTACCAACCGCACCTGAAATCTATTTCGGAACGAGAGCAGGTTTACAAAACTCGCCAAAGCGCCGAGGCGAATCGACCTAGTTCGCAGAAAGCCACCGCTTGATCAAGGGTAGATCCGTAACATGGTTGCACTCGCAGAAAACCCGTTGGCATACGAATTTCTTAGGCCGCTGGTCACAGGCTGGCTTGAGAAAATCAATGCTGCGCTGCAGAGTCCCTCGCGAAAGCGATGGGATGAGGTGGCTGACGAGTGCATCATGTTCTACGCGCGTTCCGCCGCTGCGATGTGGAATCCAGATTACTCGCGCAAGTTCTGGAGAAACGTTCCTGCGCCAAAGTTCCAGTTCACGGTCAACAAGGCGTTTGAGCTGGTTGCAATTTATGGGCCAAACCTGATGTGGGATGTTCCATACAGGACAGTCAAGCCAAAGCGATTGATTGAGTATCCACAGGATCTCATGCTCGCGACGTTTGGCGATGAACAGGTTATTCAGCAGATGATGCAGATGCAGCAGATGGAAAGCAGCAAAGATAAGGCTGTTTCCTATCTGATGGAATGCGCATTGAATTACTTCGCCGCTGAGCAGCCGCACGGAGGCCTTGCTCGTCACAGCAAGCGATGCGTTACCGACGCGCTGCTGACTGGCCGGGGATGCACTATCACCAGGCCTTACACCTACCACGGCAGCAATCGAAACCTTGTCGGCTCATTCCGCGTGGATCCGCGACACGTTTTGACAGACCCTGATTTTCCAACGACAGGCCAGGCGAAGTGGATTGCTATCTGGCACTGCGACCCGCACTGGGAGGTTGAGCGGCGGTTCAAGCTGGCACCGAACTCCCTTCGAGGGCGCGCGACACTTGAGAGCGTCTCGGCTCGCTCCGAGGCTGCAACTCAATTCGATCGCGGCAACATGCAGCGACAGCAGGGCGTCAGCAACGACCTTGTGGTGTGGTGGGAAATCTACTCCAAGACTGGTCCTGGAACTCGCATGTCAGGCATGCCAAGTCCGATTAAGGAACACTTGGAGAATGTTGTTGGCGACTACGCCTACATTGCGGTGTCAGCAAACGTTCCTTTCCCGCTGAATATGCCAACAGACCGACTGAGGAACGGCGCTTCGGATAGCGAAGTCAAGGCTCAGTTTTCTTGGCCTGTTCCAGTTTGGGCAGACGATCGCTGGCCCGTGGAGTTCCTCGACTTTTACGACGATCCGGATGGCTCCTATCCGATTGCACCGATGGCCCCAGGCCTCGGCGAGTTGAAGTTCATCAACCACATGCTGAGCTGGCTTGCAAATCGAATCTACAGCAGCTCCCGAGACTTCTGGGCTGTAGCTGGTCCTCACGTTGATCACTACCGCGAACACCTGGAGAACGCGCTCGACCAAGGAATCATCCCAACGCCCTTGACGGTTGACGACGTTCGCAAAGCAATAACCGTCCTTCAGCAGCCGGAGACTCGATACGACTCGTGGCGAATCCTGGAAAAGGTGAGCGAGTTGTTCGACAAGGCCACCGGCTTGACTGAGTTCGCTTATGGCCGCAACGAAGACGGAACGCAAGACCGCACCGCAGAGACCACCATGGCCAGAGCAAAGGCTGTTGGGGCTCGTCCGGAAATGATGCAAAAGGCTGTAGTTGAATGGCAAAGCCAGATCGCCAGCCTTGAGGCTTTCATGGCTCGCTGGTTCGTCACGGGCCAAGACTTGGAACCTAAGATCGGTCAAGTCGGTCGCATGCTTTGGGAGCAGCATGTCATGCAGTCGGATGTTGAACTCGTCGTTCGCCAGATGCAGTATGACGTATCGGCTGCGAGCGTTAGGCGACCAAACCTGGAGAGGTCGTTGGCTAACTTCCAAGGCCTGCTTAACACGTTCGCCGGCATCCTCCAGAGCCACGCGCAACAGACCGGGAACTACGACGGTATCAACGCACTGATTCGCAAGTGGGGCGAACTCCACGACGAGGATATGTCGGGCATCATGCTCGCCGCTCCGGAGCCAGATCCCGCGCAGCAGCAAATGCAAGAGCAGCAGATGCAGCTCGAAATGCAGAAGATGCAATCCGAGATTCAGAAGGCGGAGATGGAACTGCAAAAGACGCAGGCCGAACTCCAGTCAAAGGTCCAGCAGTCTCAAATGCAGATGGCCGCTCAGCAGCAGCAGATGGCAACGGACTCGCAGCGATTCCAGCAAGAGACGCAGCAGGACCAAATCAATCACCTCATGGACATGCTCCAAGACCAAGAGAAGCACGTTCAGGAAATGCGGCAGATGGCTGAGAAGCACAAGCTGACTATTGAGCAAATGAGGTCCAACCAAAAGCTCAAGGAGAAGCAGCAGGCAAGCAAGCCTAAAGAAACTCAAACCGCTAGGAGGCCGCAAGCAGCCTAATGCAAGTCCTAAATTTATCGCAACGACTGTTCGTTCGCACCATCGCCCGCGAGTGCATGATGCAGGCGAATGGAAACAAAGACATGGCAATCGAGCTTGGTAAGGCGAGACTGAGAGAAGCCCCGAGGTCGATCATTCTCACGATCTTGATCCCCATCGCTATTAGACTCCTCGTGGCGTTCATCATTGCATGGGTAACAAAAAACGTCTCGACACCACCAGCATCTTACCAGTCCGATGAGCCTGGTTACGTGAAGTGGGATGAGACAGACAACACTGATTACACCGAGGTGGACGATGACTGAGCGAAAGGTTTATGAGATCAAGCACGTAGACAACCGGGGCATTGCAACTTTGGTTGGTCTGGTGGTTGTCGCAATCTTGACTCGCATGTGGTTAACAAACTCTCTTCCAGACCTGTTCTTGGCGATGTATTCGCCAACTGGTGAGGGTCTCGGATCGGCATCCTACGTGATCATCAATTTTGTCGCGAACATTGTCTACGGGATTGGCACTGCGATCGTGCTAGTCTCCTCAGGGCTGTGGTGGGTTATTACCGACGTGGCCTCGGGCATTCGCCAAATCATGCGAGAGCGATCCGCCAAGCAGGAGATCGGCGAGGCCGTCGCCACTCAAGCAGTGACTGAAGACATCCAGCAGCAACCGCCAGCCGACAATCCGATCGTCATTGCGTTGCAAACCATGAATGAAAACATTGAAACCACCTTCAACTCGGTCCAACAGATTGGAGAGAAAGTGGAGAGCCTCGATGCTCGGATAACGATGATCGAGGACGGGGCCACAAAGACCACTACGAGGCGAACGACAAAATCATGAGCAGACTGAAGCCTATTGACTTTGCTGGCATTTTTGGTGGGACTGAACCGCAGCCGGCAGCAACTTCACGGCCAGTTCGACCTGGGCCTCCAGTAGATCGCAGGACTTGGATAATTGTCGCCTTGCTGGCTGTGGTTGCGTTCATGATGTTCGCGATGTTCGGTCGTGGACTCATTCCTGACGTTGACCCAAGGCCCGATGTTGACATCGACGGCAAGTACGTCCTGTTCCTGAAGGATGAGTCTCGCCGCGAATCGATCACCGAGGGGCAAGGCGTTGTAATGACCAGCGTCAAGATCCTTGACTGGTGCAAGGAGAATGGCGTCGACATGCGCGTTCTCGATGTGAGAGACGGAACCATCTCCGAGATGGAGCCTGTCTGGGATGAATTGCGAAAGGTTGCGGACGTCAACCCTTCGATGACAACCTTGAAGGATCGCAAGGTTGTGACTCAACCAGTTCCGTCCACCGTGGACGCGGCAATCAAAGAACTCGAATCGAGGTTCAAATAATGTACCTGCCCGACCTTGGCAATATGCCGATCATTGACGATACCCTCGCCAGCCAACTTGCCGAGCAGTCGGCAGACGAGGGCTTCGGCAGAGGTTACGTCGAACGCGACTACAGCCAGTTTGGCGAGGGATTCTACTCGCCGCGATACACTGGGCCTGTGTATCCGCGTAGCCAATGGGATGACCTGGCCAAGCGGCAAGACGACAACCAAACGTCTCCAGACCATTGGCGAATCAAGGCCGGCCAGCCGATCCTTGACCAGAACGGATATGGATATTGCTGGGCCTACGGCACGGTGGCCGCGATCATGACTGCTTATGCGCAGACAGGCATGAGCATTCCGCACCTCAGCGCAACATCCGTCGCAGCACTTGCCAAGAATTGGCGAGACCAAGGCGGATGGGCTGGCGAAGCCATTGCGCAAATTAAGAAGACCGGCATCGCTGAGTTGAGCGTTTGGCCGGAACACTCCATGAATCGCTCTCTGCCAGGGAAGCCAGAGGTACAGGAGTCGATGAAGAAACATGATGTTGTGGAGTTCCTGGAGCTTCCGAGTCGCCAGTTCGATGTCGCGATGTCGGTTCTTCTTGATCCTATTAACCCTCGCCCCATAACGCTCGGTCTTATGTGGTGGGGGCACCTTGTTGAAGGCGTTAAGGCTGTGAGGATTGATCGCCGCGAATGGGGCATCAAGATCGTCAACTCATGGCGAGCATCTTGGGGAGAGAACGGGTGTGCCGTTCTCGTCGAATCTAAGGCGACGGCGCACGAGCATGTTGCCGTCGACCGTGTGAAACTGCGGGTAGCTGCATGAAAAGAGCGATCATTTGTTTTGTGATATTGATCTTTGTCGCAGGAGCTTCGTTCTACGCGGGACTCAATGCGGAAATATCAAGCGTATTGCTCAGCGGAGGAGATATGAGCGAGGAAGAAAAGCAATTTGGTGGCTTCGGCGCTGTGCCACCCGGCAATGAGATTTTCTCGAAGCACGACAGAGAAAAAGGTGTTGACCTGGGTGGCGTACATCACCAACAAGGTTTGACTATTCACTGGGCTGGAAGCGATCCACTGGACGAACGAGTACGCCCTGTGGATGTCTTGAAAGCTACGTCCGGAAGGTTGCAGATGGAACAGCTTACAGACCTCGGCTCAGACGCAAACGCAAGAGCCCTGATCAAAGTCATGGAAGCAATCGCAGAACTGGATGGCGATACACAAGAGACGCCAGACGGACCCGTGATTCGGTAGCATACTGGCCCAGAAGACCAGGCTAGAAGATTTTACTCACAAAAAGAAGGATTAAAGAAATGAGTCGTTTGACACGAATGAAATGCCGAGTTGCGATGATGGTTCCGGTTATCATGGCCGCAATGCTCGGGCTCGTGCTTTCCAATCTCACAATGACAGAATCGCCCAACGCACGAGCGCAAGTCTTTGATGATGTGAAGAGAGTTGAGAGTCCTGAAGTCGCCAGCAATTTGGAAATGCAGATTGCCGATGATGCTAAACCCGTCGCTGAGCGGTTGGCTGCTCAATCGGGAGGTGCTGGCTTTCAACCAAAACCTCAGTCCAACGAGGACCAGCCTTGCTTGACTGAAGAACAGGTTCGCGCCATCGTTCGCGAGGAAATCGACAAGCTATGCCTTTCCGCTCCCATAGCACCCAGGTCAGAGAGGTTGATGCCTAGTGTGTCTCACTTAGGCTTTCAGACTGCAACAGACTCAATCACGGCTACAGCGTCTGGAGAGACAAAGATTGTGATGTACACAGTCAAGGGAATGCGATGCTCGGCATGCGATTACGTGAAACGCAACAAGGTTCCGCGATGGAGGAGCAAAGGTTACAGCGTTTCAATCGTCGAAGTTAATCGCGCCGATCTCGACAGCCCTGATGGCAAGATCCCTTACTTTGATGTTTGTGAAGATGGCGGTTGCCGCAGGCTTACTTACAGCCAGATGATGAGCTTGAATTACGCTGTTCAGCCAGTCTATCAGCAAAGCTCTTATCCTAGCGGCCCCGTATATTACGAGCAGTCATTCACAACGCCAACGTCAAGTGGATGCGTAACGGTCGGCAACAGGACTCATTGCCGATAGGACAAGCGTAACGGGTTAATCATTTCATTTTGCGGAGGTTGCTATGTGGGGAACGCTATTGATCGTGGCAGTTGTTGTTGGTGTCCTGTTCTTGATTGGTGTTGCGGTTCACTTCACTCACCTTGAGAAGGTCCAAAACGACTGCCAAGACTCACTGGGCAACCTTCGCGCCCATCACGACGAAATGATGAGGCAAATACGCAGAGACCTTGAAGCAAAATTTGTCAAAGAGGCCATCGAACTGCGGGCTGGTATTGAGGAGCGGAACCAAACGATAGCGGCGAAATGTGCGGAGGTTGCTTCAGGAGCTGCATCGCTCGCTAGTTTGCGAGAGCTGTATGCTGAGTCAGAGACAAAACTCGAAAAGTCTCATGACGACTTTGTTCAAATGCGTGCCGAGCGCAATGAGTTGCTCAGTGAAGTCGAGCAATTGAAAGACAGGCTACATCAACTGCTCAGCGCCGCGCGTGCGGCGAGAGAAGTCCTAAAAGGCCCGTGCCACGAAACAGAAAGTACATCCTGAAATGCAAGCATTAGACACAATCGCCAGCCCTGAGATTATTCGCGAAGGGACTAACTTTGCTGACCGCTTCGGATGGGAAGCGCTTGCCATCATCATCTTGCTGATCTTCACGCTTGTATTTGTGTGGAGATATGGAGGCAAGGTGATGGATGCACTTGTTGAGTTCATTCAAGAAACAAAGTCGCAGATCGTTCAGCTAACGGCACTTGAAGCCAAGCAGGCGGAGTCGTTTGCGGACCTCGCCAGGTCGATGGCATCGCTATCCACTGCGCAATCTGAATGCTTGAACCACTGCAAGCTCAGCAATGATCACTTAAAGGTGGTTATTTCCGTAATTAAGTCTTGCGTCCAAGCACTCATTGCCGCGCTGCCGGACGACAAGGCCGAGTTGAAGACGCGGCTCAAACATGTACTTGAAGAACTCAAGGTCTAGGGGGCACTGTGAATACATACGCATCAAGAACGCCGATTGCCGATACGACTCCTGTCGTCATCCCAACCCCACCGGGCAAGATCAGCGTTAGCGCTGAGGGGACATTTGGCGGTGCATCACTGGCCATGCAAGCAAGCGATTACTCGGATGGCTCCAATCCAAGTGACATCATTGATGATGAGGCCGACGGCGCTGCCTTATCGTTTACAGCTCCTGGACAACGGAGGGTAATCGACGGCGGACTAAATCTCGTGGTCACCGGATCCAGCATGGGTAGTGCAGAAGACTTGTTTATTGTTGTCACTTCACTGGAAAGAAAATAAGATCGCCATGCGTGCCTCAGCAGTCAAATCTATGGGTTACCGCGCTAAGGGCTTGCGAGCGCATGCGCATGGTCGCTCAAACTGGATGGCGGGTCAAAGCGCACTCGCCATCCCATCAAACGTCAAACAACTGTTATTCCACGACAACAACGTAGCCCAACCTGCCTACTACACTGAAGCGGAGTGGGCAGGTCATTCACACCTGTTGAAGGACTACGTCACCAAGGGATCACTACGGGATAAACGTCAACCGTACTGCTACAACTTTGACGGGGTGAATGATTACGTCGAAGCTTCAAGTTCGGCTGCTTATCAACCTTCTACAGTGACTATCAACGGTTGGTTATTTCTTTCAACTATTGGTAACGGCAAGAATGCGACACTAGTTGCCGCCAATGGTTTTAGTGGGTGGGAACTCAGAACTGATGAAAGATTAACCACCTTAGCGTTTGATTTTGGCTACAATAACGCAAGCGGAACTTTACAACTTTATAGGTCGGCTACAGTACCGAATGTGGCTAATACTTGGGTACATTTTTTAGTAACTTATACTTATGATGTCCCTTCTTCGATAAAAATATGGGTCAATGGAGTCTTAAGAAATGGAAGTTGGGTTTTAGGTTCAGGCACAGGAGGTAGACAAGCTATTACAGGAACTTTGCGATTAGCTAAATACTCCTCAAGTTATTTACTAGGCAAACTCTCCGATGTTCGTATCTACAACACCGCCCTCACTGCTGGTCAAGTAGCCGACCTCTACACCGGCACAGAACCGGATGTAACTCCAATTGTCCACTACCCACTCCAAGAAGAATCCGGCCCAACAGCCTACGATATATCAGGCAACGGTCATCACGGCACGATCATGAACGCTACCACTTCAGGTGTCGGTAGTATTCATGTTATTGATGCAGATGTACCGAAGTCGTATCCGAATGACGAAGGGTTCAGCTCTTACTACAGATTTAACGGTACTAGTGATTATATTCGTATTCCTACACTCCCAACACAAACCCAAACTACTTGGTCAGTTTGGGCTAAACGAGAGGGAACTGGGTGGAATATGCTGTTAGGATCCCAGAATACTGGTGCGGAATTAAGATTTAACAATAATAGACCAGAAATAATTTGGAACAATACCAGTGGATCCGTATTGAGTTCTAGTACAATCGATAGTAATTGGCATCACTATGCTGTGACAGCTATTCAGGGAGAAATAAAGCTGTACGTAGATGGAATCCTAGTAGGAGTTGATAACACATTCAATTATGCGTCTCAAATCAATATAGACATTGGAAAAAGATATAATGACACTGCAACTACGTCGTATTTCTTTCCAGGTTTTATTAGGGATGTTCGCGTATATGATAGAGTGCTTACACCAGACGAAATAGCTTTTCTTTACAACGCGTCTGGCTCAAACCCTGGAACAGCCAATCTATTAGTACATTACCCACTTACTGAGAATGCTTTAGACGCGTCAGGTAACGAAAGGAACGGTACGGTTTTTGGACCAGTTCTAAACTATGTCCCCGCTGCCACAGCAACCCTAGACGCATTAGGCGGAACACTCACGCACACCGGAGAAGCACCACTCCCAGGACTTGCTAAGGGTTATGCTTGGCAATGTGATGGAAGTACGGTGAGTGTGTTAACAGGGCAAAACCCAGTACCCGCTACCGACGCTTTCACAATAACAACTTGGGTTTATCTAGACGCAATAGACGAAGATAGGGATGGAATTTGGCAGCAAATAGGTAGTAACGTTAACCACAAAATCTCATTGTTGGCTAACTTAGCGGCAGGCGGATTTAGTTTATTCTGTCGTTTTACAAATAATAGCACATTAAGTGTGACTGCCCCTTTAGGTGCCGTTGTCGGATGGAATAAAGTAACTGTAAGTAGAGTTGGTAGCACATTCACACTATCAGTAAACGGCACAACTACTTCAGGCACAAATTCTGGGTCACTTCCCGTAGATGGTAACTTCAGAATAGCACTAGTAGATTCAGATTATTCTTCTGTGTCTATTGGCCCCGTCACCATCACCACCGGCGGAGTCACAACAACCTACAGTCCTGTCCCAGGAACACGGAACGTAGCGGTCACGAAGTCCGATGGAACCTATTCGGTTATTACCAACGCAGTAGTCAACGGCACCCTAGCCAGCCTATACACGTTGGGTGATGGATCGTGGAGACTACCGGAGATTGAGAATGGTGCTCATTGGGATGGAACTGGATTGTACCCTGCCGCCCCAGGAGCATCGGTGGCAGCCAATGGAAATGCTATCAACATCCCAGCCAACAAACATCCAAGAGGAATCTTAGTAGATCGTACTGGTGGAATCATTGCACCAATCGACTACGAGATGGGAACCGATGAACTAACCAATGAAACATGGGAACAAGACGTCACTTACATCACACTAGAAAAACGATTGATTAACGAAAATTACTCTGACAGAGAAGGGGCTTCATTGAATGATCTATCAAGTGAAACTTTCTTTAGCGTACCATCTACGTATGCTGAAGATTATGTTGAAGAGGGATACGTAAGATGAGTTTAATATTACGAAGTACAAAAGGAGCAATCCTTACCAGCACTGAGGTTGATAACAACTTTACGTACCTAGCCTCCACGAAGCAGGCTGCACTCATAGCGGGAACCAACATCAAAACCATTAACGGCAACTCTTTGCTTGGTGCGGGAGATTTACCAGTTGGTTCTGTCAACTGGAGCGGTCAAGCTATCCGTACCAGCAATTTCAATTCAGTCGCTGGGTCTTGGCAGGAGATTGAGATTACGGGTGCTGGCAACATCATCGGTACGCTTCCAGTCTCACCTGCCGATAACGAAGAGCATTCGTTTGTATGTCGCCCAACTGCGACTGACCCAGGTGGGAGATTTAGACTAGGGTTAAACGGCAAGGTCATTAACGGGCGGACGGATGCAGCGACGGAAACGAGATCAACTGATTTTCCGTTACCGACTATTGCAGAAAACTTCGCATACCTCGGTGGTTCAATTTCCATGAGCGGAGGCAACATGAGTATTGGAGATAACTTACGTATAAACAACCTATACAATCCCCCTGGTTCGATCACTTGGACACTCCCTAGTGTTGCTGCAAACTCTTCTGAATTAACCGTATCTCCCTTTGTGGAACCAGGATTAAGAGGAGCAAACATTACTTTAAATGGAACCTTAGTCTATCAAACACCAAATAGTGGTGCAAACCGTTGGGATACAGTTGCGATACCTTTAACGCAGTCGTTAAATACCGTAGTTATGTCATCTTATGTAGGTGCCTATAACTACGGATGTGATATCAGAGATATCACGTTAACAGGTATTTTAATATCCGCTCCCGCAGCTTGGACCGATGTGGTCCCATGGCAACTTAACTCAGGTGGCAGACTAGCTGTTCGCTGGAATGCTGAATTTCAAACTTGGTTCGTTCTAGAGTACTACAAAGGAATTTACGCATAATGGCTAAGCAAATTTTTCAGTGGAACGCAGGTGTGATCGAAGTTCAACCACCTGCAAATGCGCCAGAAGGTTGTCCACCTGTGCAAATCACGCTGGGTACGATCACGGCGACATGGGGCGAAGACGATCCACCGCCACCTGCACCAAACTGGGCTACCTTCCGCACGGAACTAGCAGATAACGATACTTATTTGCGAGTCATCGCAGCCGATGTAGGACGAGGCATGTTGCTAAACCTAGCAGTTGAGCGACTGCACGCTTTATCAGGTGCTAAGTATCTCGATGGTTTGATGGAAGTTGTAACTTTGTGGAACAGAATTGTTGTTTCTTTAACAACCCCGTTAACACAAGAAGAAATCGGTACATTGAACAATCTTAGTACAACAAATAATGTACCGTTTGCTTTGAACTCTAACGGATTGCTTGGATGACACGCAAATACACAATACCAACAGCTTTCACTTCAGAACGAATCTACCGAACCATTGATGCCAGTAGTCTCACACTACTCAATCAATTGTTCGGTGGTGCTCTAGCAATGGAGCAAGCACAAGAGGCAACACCACTCACGCAATGGACTGGAGATTACTGGGGCAACCCAAGAATGACTCCAGCCGAAGCAATGGAGAAGTGGGGTGTCACAAACCAAGTCCCAGTAGCTAACATCGCTCCTGGTGACATTAACCCGTTCTTCCGTTTCATCGACGACATTACAAAAACAGGTAACGTCATAAGTCGTGGTCCAGAAATCACAACCATGGAAATGGTCAACAGTGATGATATGTTCTGGATCGGTTCAGGTGTTGGTCGAATCCTATTGCTTTGTGCTGTAGGGGGAGACTTAGAAGGTTGGCAAGTCTTCTACAAGATTCCTGAAGCAGCCTACGAAACTGACGTACCTACTGGATTCCCTTTTGGTACTGTCACAGAAGTCATTGACGACGAAGAAGTGACTCGCCCCAGATTATGGAGTGAGTACAAGGACGAGTTCCACGAACATCAGCTAGTCGATGGTTATTACTACATCGCTTCTAACTCGTTTGATCGTATGCCCGCTGCCAGCGAATGGTTTATGTTTGCTCTCGGTGGGTTGGAAATTGTTACCTCGGTTCCTGTAGCTACAGCGGAAGTTTGATCTGTCATGAATATCCCCGACAGCCTGAAAGTCTACTTCGTAAAGTTTCCTCAACATGAAAGGTTTGTTGAGTGGCTCATCGTGCCGCCTAGTGCGGAGGAAGCCGCCGGCGAGTATCCAGAACTTACGGGATCATCGCTGATGCAGAATGAGTTTGATTTGATCATGGACGGTGTTACGAGGTTGTCGTTCTACGTGTGCCTGAGGCTCAGCGGTGAAAGCCACCGCATGGCTGAATCTATTGCAGCTCAACGTTGCGCCATGGGCATGACAGACGATATTTTCTTTGCAGGCCTTGGGATGCTCGGCGACAACATGAGGCCGGCGCAGCTCCAGTCACTCATTGATACGGCAAAGGCTCAAGGTTTTACGCCAACAGCGAACCATGTTTACATGCCGGGCCTCGCTAGATTCCGTGGCGATCGCGAGGCGTTTGTCAGCAGGTCTGATGGTAGGTCGTACATCAAGAAGCTGATTGAGAGTCGAGGCTGGGAATGCGAGGGCGGCGTCAACGTGAAAGGGCGATCGCCAGAGGCGGACCCATTAGACAGCGCGAAACCGTTGGCTGATGACATCATCGCTGACACAGCAAGAGACATGATCAAGGCCGATCCGGAGGTCGGCAAACTTTCGAGGCGCGAACTCCGCGAACGGATTGTGGAGAAGCACGGATTCACAGTTGGGGGCAAATAGGTGGCACTAACAAACAACACAAGAAATCAACTCCGAATCGCGCTGACTTCAGCCGACGCTGCTGACAAGTTAGCCGATGCGATCGACGCTGGCAGTGGCGTGATCTCTGTCCATGTGCGGCGGCGGCTGGCTGCTGCGTTGGGCAGCATTCACCATGCGAACAGGATTTCTGATCTTGTTCAGGCTGGCCAGCCCCTAGCAGCGATGGATACACGCCTGCTGTCCAGCGCTTTGGCATCGTGGACGGCAGCGAGAGACATTCAGGCAGAAATGGCGAGCTAATATGATACCTCACACAAGAGTCGAATCAGCAAGGCGACCTCTCATGGTGACACTGCAAGATGCGGTGAATCATGTGCTGCGATCTGCTGATCTATCGGCAAATGAACCCGAGGCGAAGTCAGCCGCTCTGCGTGCGGTGCGGTACGCCTGTGACAACATCGTTGTTTATCACAGGTGGAAAGCGTATCAGGCCTACACGACGGTGATGATCAATGGACCTTATACAACTGGCAGTGTTAGCTATTCATCTTCGACTGGGATTGTCACGCTTACCGGGGGTTCGTGGCCTGACTGGGCGCGATACGGCGAACTGCGGATGGGATCGCAAGAGCATTCGGTTGTCGAAGTTATCTCAGCAACGCAGATTAAGTTGGCAGAGAGGTCACGACCGGCAAAAGATATTTCCTCGTCCACGTTCAAGCTCATTCAGCGACGAGCCCCCTTGCCAATGGACTTTAAGTCTGGCAATAAGGTTTTTGAAGTGGATGACGAACTGGAGGTAAGGAACGTCGGCTCCGGAACGCTTTCTGAGATGCAGGCGAGGTTTAACGAGACCGCCTCGACTTATGATGTTTCAGCGGTCACAGGAGACCCACGGTTTTACGGTTACTTCCTGAATGTATCACCAGCCCCTCAGGGCGATGTGTACTTCCGGCTGCTGTACGACAGGTATCCGCGAACTCCAGAGATTCTTGCGGTCAGCGGCAATGCAACTTCCGCAAGCCAGACCGTGACTGCCGTTAGCTCGGTGTTCACCGAAAGGCATGTCGGCGCTTTGCTCAGGTTCGGTTCCGCAGATCCGATGGACGGCGACGGCTCCATTGTCGCGGAGCGAATCATCACGGGTGTGACTAGCGGCACTGTAGCAACAATCGACTTACCATTGACCGTTGGGACTGCAACTGCTTTTGTGATTTCCGATGCGATCGACGCGCCGACGGCTCCAATGCGAACGGCGATCCTTCGGCTTGCCGAGTACGAGTTCAATCGGTTCGCAGGAAGCAAGAAGGCTCCATCGCTGGAGCGCGATTTCCGGATGGCTTTGGATGCGGCCATGGTAGACGATTCGCGATACACCGGGCCAAGCTCGGGTGAACAGTTGAGCGCGCCGGTGCGGTCTATCGTAGGTGAGGTAAACGTTAGGCCATGAGCGCGAACACTCTGATCATTGCGAAGCGAGCTAAGGATGTTGTTGTCGAGCAGCTCGGGTTGGTTGCTGCCGACAACGCATACCAAGAAGTTCCGCATGTTCAGATCCGCAAGCGAGTAGATGGCAATCACCGGCTGAAAGATTCTCCAATGACTTTCCAGAAGGGAATCACGATCGTCCCGACTGGCCCAAAGCCTGCTGGTGGAACAAGCGACCGAGAGGATTGGGCGCATCAGTTCCTGATTGCGATTGCATTAGGAACGCACACGGATAACCTTGATAGGGACGACTGGCCTTTTGCGGCGTGGGAGCAAGCAATTCGCCAGCGGTTGCAGCAACGCAGGCTCGGTAGCATGTCGCTACAAGATGCCTGTGAGCTGCACACGATTGTCCGACCTGGATCTCTTCCGGATTGGGCGCAGTTGGCGGAGGGCTTGGAAGCAACTTTCCTAACCCTTACCTGCTTTGTTCGCGAGGCACGCCGATGAGTTTGAATTGTGGTGCGCAGGGTGCGTTTGCTGCCCTCGCCGTTGATGACGTTGGCGCGACCTTTGGCGCGTCTTCTGAGCGGTACGAGTTTATCGCTGAAAACACCGCTCTGCGAGAGCGAATTGTGAAGGGCGTTGGCGTAACCGGCGACCTCGATCTTATTGGCTCTCACTTGAGGCCTGGTGCGGGATTTGTTTATGGCCAACTGCTCATGAACGTCACGCCTAAGGAGTTGGACGCTTGGCTACCTCGCATATTGGGAGGCACAGAAACAGCCAATGTCCATAGTCCTGGCAACGCACTGCCGGCGTTCGACATGCTGATCAAGCGAGACACGGCAACCTACAGGTACAACGAGTGCATGATTGCATCTGCGACATTCAGCGCAGAGACTTCGGTCGGTGGCGACGAGGACGACGAGCCGAGCTTAGTCAAGATGATGCTGACCATCATGGGCAAAGATGAAGTTCAGGGAACTTGGGCGGAAGCCATTCCCGATGTGGACGAAGAACACAAGCTGTATTGGATCGCGGCTGACTCGGACTTAACGCTGATGGGCACAGCTTACCCGTTTGATTCGTTTCGATTGGTCATCAACAACATGCTGAAGCCGCATATCCGGAACAGCTTGCGTCCGGTGTGCATCCAGTCTCAGGGGCGTGTCGTCAACTTTGCTCCAGTGATTCCAAAGTCTGCCACGGCTGTCACTAACCTTTACTGGACCCGTCCGAACGGTGCCGGGTCGCTGGCCTTTGCGGGAAGCAAGTACATCGCCAACAGCGAGTATGTGACGACGTTTACCATGGCCAAGTTGTTCGGAGAGAAGGTGACTCCTGCTGTACGCGGGAGAACAGAGATTCCATTGCCGCTGAATCTCACGGCTTACAAGCCTAGCGGCGGTCACTCAATCACCATCACCAACGACTTCCCGAGCCACGTTTAATCGGTAAATGACATCTAAGCCCCCGATCAATGATCCCGACCGACCCGACTGGGAACTCCAGAAGGCGGTCGAGGAGACGCAGCAAGTCATCGAGAAGCGGACCAAGAAGCGGTCTCGCTTTGAGGAGCTGTTCGAGAACGCCGCCAACCTGATAGCCGATCGGCTTTCGGAGACTGTTCGCGAAGCGCTGCAGCCGCAAGCGTCGGTGCCTGGCGAACTTCCGGCCGATCCAGCCTTGGAGCCGAGTTCGATTGCTCCGATCCAGGATGCAGAGTCGGTTTCCTGGGACGCCACTGCTCCCGAACTGCCTGCGTTTCAGGCCATTGATGGCGAGGAGTCGCGAATTGCCTCAGCTCCCGCGCTGCAGTTCGAGCCGATTGACATTCAGCCGCCGCGAGAGGCAGGCCTTGGCAGTGGCGTGGAGCTGGTGACACAGTCGATCACGGCCTTGCCGGTCAACGCTCCAGCGAGTGCCAGCGTCGACCCCTCAGGGACAGCAGAACTGCCGGAGCTTCCATCTCCGTTCGCCGGTGGCGTGGTGCCGCGCAATCCTCCAGTGCAGTCCGCTGCCGGCGACGGAGAGACTCTGGAGACCGCAGCCAGCTTGCCTCCTGCCGCTTCGCAGGGGACGCCGCCAGGCACTCCGCCGACGTCCGAGCCAGTCGTTGCGGAAACTGCGTTAGAACGCGAGCTAGGGCCCATTGCGACAAGCCCCCAGTTAGCGGCTGTCAAGCCAAAGTCTGCCGAAGGAAATCCACGAGGACTCCCGTCGCTACCATTCGGCTTGACGCCTTCCGTGGTTGGTGTGAACCCAGCGGGCCGTTTGCCGCAGTGGCCGGATCCCGATGTTGAGTTGCCAAAGCCGCATTGGGATGAATCTGAAGGGCAGGCAGTCAGCTACCAGGACACGCAACGCAGCGACTGGTCGCCCCAGGTTTCCATGGCCATGGCAGACTCAGGAGACGCCCAGTCGGATTTTGCCGACGAGCTACTGCTGTACCTGACCAAGATCCATGACAAGTACGTGGAGTTAGCAGACTCCGTACGCCGGCTGTCCAATGACCTCGACAGAGCAGGAGACGATCGGTGAGCGTTCAGTTTGAGTACGGAGATTATAGGCACCCGGTAGGCGAAGTCTTTCCCCGCAACTTTCGCTTACAGCCACTGATGAGCGAGCGAGGCCGGCAATGGGGACTCCGCGCGACAATGATTGTCGAGGGCTCGTTCCTGTCCCATCCAGACACGCCGCTCGACGAAGCAGCGGTCGCAACGAAAATCGCAGAGCTGGAATCGGCCTATGAGTCGAACAACCAAAACGCCGGATTCGTCTATGCGGGTGGCACGCCAACGTCACACTACCTTACGCAGGACAGCGCATTCAACCTCACTGGCAACAGGATCATTCACCGAGACTGGCTGTACCAAAGCCCTGCTGAGATGGCAAACACTCGATCCTTTGCCATAGGCATTAGCGCAGACTTTGCTGCCGCTGAATCTTTCATCATCAGCTTTCAGGAGACGGTGAACTTCATTGGCAATGGCGGGCCTGACTGGGACTACCAAGAGCGATGGTCTGGATCGCCGCAGCTCTTGACCTTTGCGAACCAGACCGTCGTCAGGGCTCAGCAGTCTGGCATGATGCTCTCGCTGCAACCCTTTCCGTCTGCTCCAGCGCCGCTGTGGCCCGACAACGAGCAAGGCAAGTATCGTCGCATCACTCGTCGCAACCCGCATGACCACGGGCACCCTTCCGGCAAGTACAGCCACTACATGGTAGCGTGGAGCTATCGGTTCGCATTCCCCGCTTCACAGACTGGCAATCCAAACAACTACGGGTGATTCTGTGGCAGCGAGCGTACTTGTTAGCGGAGTTCAGGCATTTGCTGTCGACGGCTTTCTCCCTTCAGGATCAGAGCCTGGTCGTTTCGTAGTGGATGCTGAGCCAACCTCAAACTTCCCGCAGTTCACCACGATAACCTTCAGTGAGGTTGGGACAACCCTTTCGTTTCCAAACTGCCGTCTTGTTGGCACACCGAAGGTGACTCGACGGGGTGCGCGTGCCGTCTACGAAGACGAGCGATGGAAACTGAGGCAAGCGACAATGACGGCCTCATTCAACGTTCGCGGTGCCAATGGCGCGATTCACGCAGCCACCGAAAAGACAGTCACCGAACTGTGGGCGGAAATTGCAGCAGCGTCTGGCCTGACCATCAGCGTTGAGACTTCACCAACTACAAAGCCGGCAAGTTCTTGGGCTGGATTGTCAGCGGATCATGCAGCCAAACAGTTGCTTGAGCGAACGGTGTCAACGCTGTTTTATGATGCAGCCAATGGAACATGGAAGGTTTTTCGCCGTGGCGTCGGTAGCCTTCCGGATCTCTCTCCGAGGGTCTTTCGCGAAGTCACCGCGACCAAGCCAGCTACGCTCAATGTGTATTCTTCGCCCAACCTTTATGTTGCCAAGGTGAGTTGCACAGCAAAGCTCATGGATAATGCTGGTTCGCTGGTAGACTTTGACGCAGGCACGGCAGAGGCAGTAGATATTTGGGGCGGATTCAGCGGCGCATCTGCCACGCATCGAGAGCATTACATCGCCTCGGCAATGAGAGTCTGGGAGCCTGTTTCGACAGCCTACCCTGAAGCGATTAACGCGAGCGACATGCTGTTTGCCAACCATCGACTGCTTTCGCTCTGTCCAAGCAGTGGCGAGATGATCGCGGTCAGTCCGCAGGCGATAGCACCATCAATGCGATACGGTGCTTCAGCCTTTCGCACAAGCGTGACAGATGGTTCGTCAGACATTGGCTCCCGCGTCATCGACGGCAAGTACATCCTGTGCGATAGCCCGGTATTAGTGCCAAACGCTGATGGCGATATTAGAACTACACTCGACTTTGCCATTGCCTACGCATGGAAGGAAACAGGCAAGCTCAAGCGGCAATTGGAGACCCGTGCGATAGCAGGCGGATCGGGTGAAGTCGACATCTACGCAGACTGGGTCACTTTCTCATACAGCGATCTGTCGACCATGCCGCTAACGCAGACAGATCCAGAGGCCGAGCTTGATTCGTTAGCTGATTCGTTCTCCACTGCCTACTCTCAAGATGCGTACTGCGTCCGCTTACCTTCGATTGTGAACTACTCTCCAAGTGGTCAGACTGGGGCAGTTCGGCTGATGTGCAGCATGTATCCTGCGAGGCGAGCTGAGACGAACATCGCACTCAACTATCAGCCGAAGTCGGGAGTGAATCTATGAGCCTCTCCCACGCGATACCAGGAGACCAGGCGTGCGTTCCGATTCCGGTGCTGCTGCACAACTCAAGCGGAGTGTCTTTGCCGCCATTCAGCCCGTGTGAAGTGGTTGGAGCCTATGCAATGCCAGCGTCAGGCGATCGACGCTGGACCGATCAAATTGCGCTGACTGTGTCAACATTTAGCGATAGCTGTCATGTTCGATCAATAGCGGCCAGCTCCAGCTTTAGGATTTTGCCAGGAAAGATTGGCCCAGGATACATCGGGTCTGTCCTCCCTTTGAATGTTGCTGGGACCGTAGGTCATTCATTCAAGCAGACAAAAAACGCGTTTGGCATTACTGCTGGGTTTGGACCAATCATAAAGATCGACGGCCTGAGTCCTTCTTTGTTTCGAGTCAACACAGAGCCTGACTACCTTTTCATTTTTACCTTAACGAGTGAGTGGGGATTACAGGATGGCGGTCTCGTTGCTGACGCCTCAATTCGATCTGTTACCAGCGCAACTGCCCTGGTTGTAAGCGACAAGGTGTACGATCCGCTGAGCGTCTTTGAAGAGTTGACTATCGGAGACAAAGGCTACTGCTTGTTGCAAAAGGGTAAGTTCTATGCAATCCAAGCGCCGTGCCCGTGAGGTGATTTATGGGATGGTATGGACCTGCCGGCGATTGCGGCTGCTGCAAAAGTGAATCATCATCCGTGGCATCAAGCGAATCGTCTAGCGCCTCTTCAAGCAGCTCCGCCAGTAGCTCTTCGTCTAGTCAGTCATCATCAGTTTCATCAAGCGCAGTGAAGTCGCAACCTTCGTCCGTCAGCTCGTCGCTGCCGGCGTCAAGATCGTCGGTTTCAGGGTCAGATACAAACTCAGTATCTTCTTTGAGCAGTTACCAACGATCGTCATTCGCTCCGTCTTCTTCGCTGACTGTGTCAAGTTCTGCCAGCGATTCAGGATCTTCTAGCTTGCCAGCAAGTTCTAGCATTGCATCCAGCCGGTCGGCTTCTGCCGCGAGTGGGTCGGAAAGCAGCGCTTTATTGCCGCCACAGCCTGACGATTGTTGTGGCACAGTGCAGCCATCTGTGCCCGGTTCATTCATTGGAGAAATCACGTTGACATTCTGTACGACAGGTCAAGGGTTTGAGTTAATATGCACTTGGGAATGGGACGGGAGTAAATGGGATTATCTTGGATAGACTGCGAAAATCGCATTGGAGAATGCTGTGGCGTGGCGTCTAAGCATGCTGGCAAAGCCGTGCCTGCTCAACAAGACGCATGTAATACATGTGTCAGTTGCGAGAAACCAAATCAGCTTAATAAAGTCACGGCATCATTGGCAATGCAGGCGATTGGATTTCCGATACCAGATGACAAGCGGTATCTTTTTGGTGAAGTAGTAGAAAAGCAAGAAGGGCCAGGGACCGAACTAAAAAAACTGCTTTCTTGGTTCTGGTGGCCAAAGAAAAAGTGCGAAAGATGCGCCAATCGCGTTCTTAAAATGAACAAATGGGGTGCCGAGAAATGTCGCAAAAGACGCAGTCTTATCATTATGTGGCTACATCAGTCTGCGGAAAAGCATGGCATTCCATTCAGCCATTTTGCCGCCGGCGTCATGGTCGACATGGCAATCGCCAGCGCTGAGCGCAAAGCTATTCAAAAGCCTGGATCAGTTGTCGTTAAGAGCAAGGAAAAGTACACGGCTGTGTGGGTTTATTGGAAGGGTGGCGCGTATGCCGATGAGCTGGAGTATTCGATACGCTCAGCTATAAATAACCTGTCTGACTTGCGAAATGTTGTGGTTTGCGGAGACCATCCAGGGGATTGGTACGATGGAGACTTTATACATTCAAAAAGGTTCAACAAGCAAGATGGACGCGACAAATTCGGAAGCGGTAGATTTTGCAAGTGGATAGATAGCGCAGTAAAACTTCAGCGAATTATTGAAAGTGAACTCGTGTCAGAGTCATTTCTCTGGATGTACGACGATACATTCATACTTCAGCCATGGAGCATAGAGCAGATGGCGATTCTCCGTGCTGGAGGAAACTTGTGGAACTACGAAACCATTAACAAACCTGTGCGGAAAACCTGGCGAGAAGTAATGCGGAGAACTGCTAAGTCACTCGTGGAAAGGGGGCTGCAACAACGCAATTATTCAACTCATTACCCAGTCGTTTACCAAAAGCGTTTACTACAGCAAACGATTGACGATTTCGACTTACTAAACAAAGCTAGGCTAGTGGAGAGTCTGTACCTGAATCACCACTTCAAAGACCCAGCTTCGGTTGACGATGTTTTTCAGTATTCGCAGCGACCGCAAGCAGGGTGGGCACCGAAGGCAGGCATTCCAGTAGTAAACGTAGGCGGCTTTAACGCTGCGGTTCAGGCCTTCATTAAGCCGATGTTCGCTAAGAGCGTTGCAATCCCAAAAAAGGTTCAAAACAATGATTGATCAACTGACTTTAGTCACGCCATTAAAAGCGGTGTGCAGATATCGACTTAGGAACTGGAGCGTTCTGCAACAGCATTTTCGGAATATTGGCGTCGACTGGATTGTTGCGGAAAATTCATCGCTAGCAGCCAACGTGCCGGGCGTGAGGCGGATTGCCATAGAACCCTTTTCGATCGCAGCAGCCAGGAATGCTGGAATGAAGGAGGTGAACACTGACCATGTGTGCTTTATTGACGCCGACTTGCTAATCAGGAAGTCGGATTTTTACGCGGCTTACAAAGCTTTCCTGGAAGGTGACTACGACATTTACTCACCTTACGACACAGTAGTTCGCTGCGGCAGACAGAACTCGTCGATAGCATCTGAGAGAGGCGACTACATTCGCTGGTCCTACTTAAAGCAAAAGCGAGGGAATTATCGCCAGGCAGCAAACTTCTGCGGCGGCTCTGTCTTTATGAAGACAGAGGTTGCGAGAGAATTGGGTGGGTATGACGAAAGATTCGTTGAGTGGGGATTTGAAGACGTTGCACTTGACAAGCTCGCAAAGAAGTCGCGCAAAAGAATGGGTATGCACCGCGCAGATAGCTTTCATTTGTGGCATCCAAGAGTTAGCGGACTAGCATCTTCTAAGAGGTTCTTTGAAACAGAGTATCGACTACCGATTGCAAGTGTCGTGGAAAGGAAGTCTTTAGTTAGCATAAACCGATTTGAGTATCACGTAACAGACACTTGCAATCTTCACTGCGTACAGTGCAGCCACTACAGCAACTTTACCACGAAAGGAATGCGAACCGTTGACCAGGTCAGAGAGGAACTGGAGCCATGGTCTACGAGGATACTTCCAGGCATGGTGTGCTTGCTCGGCGGAGAACCTACTGTCAACAAGGACCTGGTCCCGATTATGTACCTTGTTTCAGAGTTGTTCCCGAGGTCCGAAATCATGCTAGTTACGAACGGCTTCTTTCTTCAAAAACATCCAGACCTTGCGAGTGCGGTTGCCGAACTTGATGTAAACCTTCAGGTTTCCAAGCATCACGAGTCTGTTGAGTACAATCAAAAGTTTTCAGAAATCCTCAGCGTACTTGAGCAGTGGAAGCAAGACGTTGAAGGATTTAATTTTCATGTGCGGCGGTCGCTCAAGAAGTGGATGCAGCAATACGATGTCAGGGATGACGGGAAAGCATATCCAATACGCAGCAGGCCTACCTACGCGTGGAGCGCATGCGTGCAGAAATACTGCCACCAGATCTACCGTGGTAAGTTATGGAAATGCCCTGCGATAGCGTACTTTAAGAACTTAGAGGAGAAACTTGGTCTGCAAGAGGTTGCCGACTGGGATCGCTTCAGGGCATACCAGCCACTGTCTCCAGACTGTTCCACTTTTGAACTGCAAAACTTTGTGTACGAAAAAGCAATTAGCGCGTGCGGATTGTGTCCTCAAAACCCGAAGAAGATTCCAATTCCGAACCCAATGCACTTGCCTGTCATAGAGAGTTAGCTTGACAACACTGGCCGTGGAGCCAAGAATCGTTTCCGGTGAAGGCCCGGCTCTTTTTGGAGTCGGCAATGACCAGAGTTCAAACAGATTACACGGCCAACGCTCGCCGGCTTGCAGCTCAAGCAAAGACGCCACAGGAACAGCAGCAGGGCGCTAGCCTTCTTAGTCTTGCGGAAAAGACCCAGGCGATGGTCGAGTCTCGCCGCAGGGCATCCTACAACAACGCAGTCAATCCAGGCGTTGTTCGCACGCCGAGGAATCCAACCGGCGACCCTTACAATGCCGGCAACTGGGCGATTGTTGACGGCATGAGCAGGGATGTTGATCGCATGAAGCGATTCTCAACAACCCAGGGGGACAACCCTGAAGCGGCGGCAATGAATCAGAAAGCGCTGGCACAGCGTCAGGCCATGAGTCAGTACGGCTACAACCCCGTGGCTGGAGTCGGCGGATCTGGGGTCATGCGGCGAGGCGTCTTCACTCCCATGCCAGCTATGTCGCTTGGGGGTGAAACGCTTGGTGACCGACTCGCTGCCCAGGCACAGGCACAGCGAGCCGCTAGCCAGGCAGGCCAGGTAGATCGCAACGCTCGATACGATGAATGGGCCGCTGCTCAGAACACTCCCGAGGCTGTTGCTGAGAGACTTGCTGGCATGAGACAGCGATACGGCGACGGTCAGCCAGTTGGCCGCGAAGGCGCGATTATGGCTCGCACCGATCTGGACGACGACCAAAAGCTGGAGTTCCTAATACGAGCCAGGGCCAATCAAGTGCAGCCCACGAGAGACGAACGCATGGCACGCAAAGCCAATCGTGAGGCACGCTACGGCTCGATGCGTCAGGAACAAATGGCCGCACGCATGGCTCCAATGCAACAGGCGATGATGATGCAGATGATGAATCAGAACCCTGAGCTGGCTCTGCGATTGCTAGATTTGCAGCAACGGGGCCAGGCGACTGCAGCGCAGATGGGACTGGCTCAGCAAAGACTCGGGCTCGATCGCGAGCTTGGGCTTGGTGAGCTGGGAATGGGGCAAGCCAGACTGGGACTCGACGAGCGAAGGCTTGACTCTGACACGCGATACAGGGACGAATCTATTGGCATTGATCGTGAGCGATTAGGCCTCGAAGGTCGCCGCTTGGACTCCGAAGACGAGCGATTCGAGCGACAGCTTGATCTTGATGAACGCCTTGGTGACGCTGGCATCACAGCGAGAGATGAGGCGAACGCTATTGCACGACTGGAAGCCGAAGGTCGAATCTCGACAGCAGAAGAATCTAACAGGCTCAAGGAGGAGGAGCTTGACGTTCTTCGAGACCGTGGGTTCTCTGAGTCAGAGATGGCCATGGTCAGCGAATTGGCTGGTGCAATGCAAGAAGAGGGCATGTCATCGCCAGAAGCATTCAACGAAGCATGGAGGCGTGTCGCTGCGATGCGTAGCGGAGAGGCTCCTGCAGCGCCAAGCTCTGGGCGTCCGGCGGCTGCTAGTCCTGCGGACGATCCTATTGAAGCACTGAAGCGATTGGAGGCCACGGCGTCTAGGCCTACAAGCGAACTGAGCAGGACATTTAAGGTTCTGGGAATTGCAGACGATCCTACAGCCCTCGACATTTCCGAGCGATTATTAAGCCGATCGCGGAAGAGTGGGGATCCCGTTACAGAAGATTCACTAGACGCGATTAGACAGTACATGCTCGATAAGCGTTCTGTCGACCCTGAGTTCATGGATCTTGGAAGCCCACTATTCGCTCCATCCATAGCTAGCCGCCACGAAAGCTATGCAATGGCTGAGATGCTCGCCGACCCTTCAGTTCCGCTTGCAGAAGTTTTGGATATGGACAAAGTTCGCGAGCGAGCGAAGCGAAGGGCAGAAGCAGCTAGTAAGTCCATCAAGCGACCTGGATGGCGAGACGTAGTTCGATAATTAGGAGTTAGACATGGCCTTAGGTGATCTTGCACGCCGCGCTAAGATGCGGCGTTACGGTGGTGCTGGCGACATTGAGATGACTCCCGAGCTGGAGGCGAGTCTCCTTGGTCGCATCGGAGACCGCGCAATCGGCGGCATTGCTGCTGCCGGCAACATCCTGGACTTGCCAGGATCGACGATTCGGGATGTACTCACTTGGATCCCAGGCGGAATTGAGGGCCGTAATCCGGTCGATCAATGGTTGCCGTGGAACTGGACATCACCGCAAAACAGGACGACTGGCCGAGAACTGCTGCGCAGTTCTGGGATGCTGCCGAAACGCAACCAAGGTTTCGGTGGCATGGTCGCAGGAATCGCAGCCGAAATCGCTCTTGATCCTCTCACGTACATGACGCTCGGCGGCGCTTCCCTTACTAAGGCTGGCACTGTAATGCGCAACGCCGGCCTGATGGACGACGTTACTCGCGTGGCTGCGAAGAAGGCCAATGTCGCAAACGGTCTTATTGGCAAAAGACAAGCCAGGGTCTCGACCACTTTTGAGGACATGTATAAGGCTGCTGACACTAATCAGCGAGCTGCGATTGACATTGCCGCTGCTGAGATGGGAGTTAAGCCAGCGAGCCTAATGCAAGACAACCTTGCGGGCCTGGTCGGCTTTGGCCTGCCTTTCCGCGACCCTTCGGTTGTTCTCGGCAGAGGCGCTGACCGCACGGCGAAACGCATCGACGACACGCTATCTGCGATCCAGTACGCGAAGGTTCCAGGCACGAACTTTTCTCCCGTTAACGACATGATCGTTCGTCCTTTTAACGCCATGGTTGGCGAAGCACGGACCAAGATTGGACAGGCAGCTAACAGAACATTGTTTGAGAATCGCGGATCTAAGCAATGGGAAGCCAGGCATCGCGTTGCTCAGTTCATGACCAAGCTGGAAGATCTGAATCTAACAGAGGAGCAGTACGGTGATGTTCTGCGACAGGCGTTTGAGATTCCAGGTGCCACAAAAAACCTTCCGCCTGAGTTGCAGTCAATGGTCAAGGAGATGCGAAAAGACCTCCGTCGCATGCCTGACGAAGCTGCTGAATACGGCATTCAGCTCAAGAACTATATCGACCCGCAAGCCAAATACTTTCCAAGGTATCTGACGCAGTCACTTCACGGAAAGAATAGCGGCGGCGTACCTCGCGTCATGAGTACCCTCGACCCGAGCCAGTCCGAGCGACTTGAGTTCCTGCATGGCATTAAGGGCGGAACTGTCACAAGCAAGAACGTGTTTATGGATAAAGACCTGAACGATCTTGTTGACGCCGGCATGGACACAGGGTCGATTGCCACCCACATGAAGAAACTGTACGGCAACAATGCCTCAGAGTTGTACGTCTCTCCTGACATCATCCCTGAAATCAAAAAACTGGTTCGCGCCACCGTTCCGGATCTAAAGCTGCGCAAGCTACTTATCGACTCCATGCAAGATAAGACGGCTGACCAGATTTACCGCATGGCGAGAAACAACTTGCCTGCTGCTGGTGCGCAACTTGACCGCCTTGGGAATAAGTTCATCAAGAACCGATTCAACGAAATGGCGAAATGGTTCAAGGGGCTGTCGAAGGAGACTCGCGACACTGCTGTTTTTGGAAACCATCCGCTTGCCGATTTGCAGGCTCGACTATTGAGCTACAACGACAGCATTGAAGCCGCTAAGGTTTTCACTGATACGCTCGCAGCTCGTGGCGTGACTGTTGCGATCGACGACAAAGGAGTAGGGCCGACAATCCGCGAGATGTTGACCACGGCAAAATTGCAGTCTGGCACCATTCGCCGTGGCGCTCTCAAGCAGATCGCTAGAAAGATGGGGCACGATGTAGACAACATGGCCCCAGACAAGCTGCAAGATGTTATGAATGAGATTGGTCGACTGCGAGTTCGGCAAGATATTGCTGACGACATGGTGCGCATGCAAAAGGGCTTCTCGGAGCCGGACAGCGTATCACCGCTGATCGAAGTGGTTCAGAACATCACCAACTTCTACAAGTCGAACTTGACCAGTCCGTTCCCAGCGTTTCACGTTCGCAACTTATTTTCCGGCCAGTTTCAAAACTGGGTTCGCGGGATGTGGGATCCGCAAAGCGCGTATGACTCGCACACGTTCCTTCGCGGTGGTGTGATTAGCGGTGCCAAGGACATTCCCATTCTGCAGCGCATCTGGAGGCAGCGGCAGGCACAGTACGGAGCTGGCCCTGGAGCGGCTGGTGCAGGAGGCGCAGGCGGTGCTGCTGGTGGCGGAGGTGGAGCTGCTGGACCAGGCGCTGGCCCGAGCGGTGGAGGCGGTGGTGTGTCGCCTTCTGTTCTCCCGACGTCCACACCGAGCGGAATGCAGTCGCCAAACCCTTCTGGGTTTTTCTTGCGATCACAGCGAGTGCTGAACTCTGTCAACCAAAATGTTGCAACCGCTGACCAATGGCGAGCGATGCTTCGCAAGGGCGGCGTTAAAGCTGAGGAGTTCGACGACCTTGAAATCGAACAGTTCTTACAGGCCAATCCAAAGGCGACCAAGCAGCAACTCCAAGAGCATATCGAGGCAAACACCCCGCAGATTGAAATCATCCCCGGCAAAGGAGAGTACGCAAAGTATCAGATCCCAGGCGGCGATCCAGGCACATATAGAGAAATCCTGATACGCAAGCCTCTCGCTGGAGACGGCAAATCCTTACAAGATGAACTTAACGCACTTGAGAAGATTGAGAGGGATTTTACTCCAGCAGAATACGAACGCTACAGAGAACTGACCGTAGGCAGGCAGAACGACTCATTCTACGGCCCTCACTTCGACGAATCTAACGTGCTGGCTCACCTGCGAGTTGACGACGTAACTCTTCCCAATGGTCGCAAGTCCCTTCGTGTTCAAGAAGTGCAGAGTGATTGGCACCAGAAGGCAAGGTCAGAGGGTTATCGACCGAAGTCAACTCAGGGCGCTGTCGCTACGGAGGTGCCTGGGAGTCGCAGCGGAACAGCAGGCGTCGGTGCTGGTGAACACGCCACTTACGACGTTATCTTTCCAGGCGGAATAAATGAACGCGTTCGCGCATCTTCGCCAGAAAAGGCCATTGCGATTGCCTACAAAGCCCCGCGAGGTTGGCAAAAAATTCCTGACGCTCCGTTCAAGAAATCTTGGCACATGCTTGGGCTGAAGCAGATTCTCAAGCAGGCTGCGGAGGAGGGCTATGACGAGGTTAGTATTGTTCGTGGTCGCGACATAGCAAAGACGGTTGGAGGCCCTGAGGATTCACTTGATAAGTTTTACGCTGACATTGTCAGTGGAGACCTCAAGAAGTACACGAAGCGTTGGGGCAGCTTTCAAGGCGATAGTCAGTTTCCTGGCGCTGCAAAAGTCAGACACCGTGAATTTGTACCGAGAGGCGAGAGGCAAGTTTGGCTCAACACCGATGATGAATTTGCAGGTATTGATGCTGGCTACTACAAGGAAGGTTCTGGCTGGGTCGCGACCATAAGGGAGCCGTGGTCGGCAAAGACTCCATGGAGACAGACGTTTGCCAGCAAAGCAGAAGCAGACCGCGCGATCAAAGAAAAGCTGGAAGCAGAATACCGCGATCAGTATTACTACCCTGAGATGACGGGCGATGTAAAGGTATTCAAGATCACTCCGGAAATGCGGCGTGACTTGCTTGACGAAGGCCAGCCGATGTATAGCCCAGCTCCGACTCCGTCTGCGGCGATGCCGCCGGCAAAGAGCGGGCCGCTGGCAAGTATCGGCAATAAGCCGATCAACCAATGGACTCCGGAACAGATCCGGATGATTTCTGATGGTGCTGAGTTTTCAAAGATCAGCCCATCGCACAAACGACTCAACGATCAGATTGAGACTCTGGTGAAACAGCGAGGCATCTTGCCGGCAGACGCTGAGATCATGCGACTCATATACGCACAAAGCAAGGTCCACCATTTGCCTGACGTTGTTGCGGCAATGCGACAGATTAAAACCCAGGAAGGTAAAGTCATTCGTGGCGCAGCCGGTATCGCCGAATCGAAGTTCTGGGGCAAGAAGGTTGATCGCGTTGTGATGAAGTCAGCCAGTCAAAAGACTGGCGATCCAGGCGCGACCGATGAAGGCGTTCGAGTGCTTCTGCATGAGATGGCTCACATTTTGAGCTACGACATCTTGCATCGCAAAGCGTTGGGGACGGCAACCAAAGAAGAGATTGCCGCCATGGATGAGTTTATGGCAATTAGCCGAACAACGCCGACCACAGACTTCCAGAAGGAGTTCGCATCCGGTGGCAACGCAGCTAATCAAGCGCTGCATCACTCAGGCGCTGGGGCTCGTTCTGGGCCGCAGCCATGGAGCGAGCAGTTTGCAGAGTTTTATGCTCAGTCTGTGATGAGGCGAAAGGTTCCTGATGGAGCCCTGGGTGCGATCATCCACAAAGCAACTGCTTGGATACGGAACATGCTCAACGCGTTGCGGCAGGTTACCGGGCTGAAGCCTGACGTTCGCACGCGACTCGATGCGATCATGGACGAGTTAGGTGGATTTAATCAACCGCCGGATATTTCTAGCTTGCTCAATCGCGCAAAGTCTCAGGCCCAGCCGCAACCGCCTAGACCTCAGCCACAGCCACAGCCGCAGCCGCAGCCTCCAGCTCCACAGCCACCAGGCCAACAGCCTCCTGTGCCATTGCCGCCGGGACGACAGCCACCGCCACTCCCGCCGGCAAACCAGCCGCCGCCGCCGTTCAATCCACAACTGCCGCCGGCTGGAGCGCCTATGCCAGCAACCCTTGACGATGAGACTGCAACTCGACTTCTAGCAGAGCTGGTTTACGCATACGGCCTATCTGGAAAGTTCCAGGGTGAAGCCAGTAACGTGATCGGCAAGCCGGTCATGGCGCAGGCTGGTCAGTTAGAGGACATGATGGCGCAAGCCCCGTCACCTCGCAGACCCGGTTTCAACTTCCTAGATGTTCCATCGGCTTATGTCGGCAAAAAAGCTGGCACCACCCTGAATCCATTGCACGCACGAGGCGTTGGCACTCAGATCGAGAGTCGCTTTGGGCCGCTTGCTGCTGGTGAAATGGCCGGGTACTACATCGAAGGCCTGAACCGCATTTCGCCCTTCCTGAATTTACTTCGCAAGGGCGTCGACCCAGCCGAAGCAGCCAAGCGAATCGGCGACGCGCAGGTGAACTACAGCAACCGGCATTACACGCGGTTTGAACGAGACCGTGCATCGCTTTTGCTGCCGTTCTACAAGTTCAGTCGCGGCATGCTGCCTCACACCATACGCAGCTTGGTAGAGAAGCCCGGCGGTCGATTGGCACAAACGATACGAGCAGCAAACTCAGCCAGGGAAACTGACGCGCTTACGCCTGATTACATCAGCGAGACCGCTTCGATTCCAGCGAACGGCCTGCCATTTATTGGCAATCCGCCTGAAGGCACGCAGCGATACATCACGGGCATGGGCTTGATGTTTGAAGATCCGCTATCTTTCCTTGGAGGCGGCGCTAGGGGAGCTGGACTCGAACTCTTGAGCCGAATGAATCCGCTAATCAAAGGCCCGCTGGAGTGGGCCACCGGCGAGTCGTTTTTCCAAAAGGGTCCGCGCGGTGGTAGGGATCTTGAGGATCTTGACCCGACGCTCGGTCGACTGTTCAGCAACGCAGGACAACTCGCACAGAACCCTGACGCAATCTTCGGAGGCAAGACACTGCCACGAACGGACGCCGTTACTTGGCCAGGCTCCGAACAGATGGAGCATATCTTAGGCAATTCGCCGCTTGCGCGGATTTTAACGAGTGCGCGGGTTGCGAGCGATCCGCGAAAGAATCTCTCAACGAAGGCCCTTAACCTTTTGACTGGATTGCGGATATCCGACGTATCACCCGAGGCGAGTGAAGCGATAGTACGTGAGCGGACGATGGAATTGATGGAAGATCTTGGGTCGAAAGAGTTTGTTCGTCCCTACTTCCCCCAAGACATGATGGAACGACTCACGCCTGAGCAGCAAGAAGAGAGAATGCAGCTCCAGGCGATGATCAACGCCTTGGCCGCGAGGGCCAAGGCGAGAGCAGAGGCGGCTGCTAACCAGCGTTAGCTCGTGTGACCGGAGGCAATATCGGCTCGTCGGCTATTCGGCGGTCGATGTAGTGCTTGCGGCTCAGCGCGGGCTCTGTATGGCCAAGGTACTTCCAAGCAGTGTGCGGCGAGTTTGCTTCGACGGCAGTCGCCCCGGTACGCCTGAGGTGTTGCATGACACGATTACGCTCATTGGGATCGACTCCTGCCTGCTTTCGACACTGCTTCATCCAGTAATAAAGCTGGGTCAAGCAGCCTGGAAATGCTAATGGAGTCTCCCACTTGGCATCGTTCAGCTCCTTTAGCCTGTTGCTGATCCACTCAAGCTCGTGGACTGTTTCACTGGTCAGGCGACATGAATGCACGCGGCTGGTCTTGTGTTGCGAGAACGACACTACATTCCCTCGCAGCCATGACATGTGAAACGAGAACGCATCTCCCCGCCGCATGCCAGTCTCGAAGCAGAACCATATCAGACATGGGAAGTACCTGTGCCTCGGTATCCCATTCACGAGCTTACCTCTGAGTTTAGAAGCTGCTTGTGCAACAGAATCCAATTGCTTGAAGTCCCATGCTTCTGGGTTCTTGTCTGCAACCTTCACTCTCCTGATCTTTCCAGGCTGTGCGGTAAGATCACGCTCGGCTGCGTACTTCCATATAGTTAGCATGCTGGTCCTTAGATTTTTCCTTGACCTGTCTGAGAGATTACCTTTCGATTGCTGGTCCTTTAACCACGAATTTATGAGATGGTCCGACAGTTCGGATGCTAGGACTTGTTTTCCATGCCATTCTTCTAGCTTCCTCCTTGCGTAATCAAGCTGATACTCATACGCCGAAGTCAATTCGTTTTCCAGGAGATAACTCTCAACCAAACTTTCTAATGAAATGTTAGATTTCATCTTATCAATGCCCCATATCTAAGTGAATCTCCATAACGTGTGATGAGCATTTACAGAATCGTCTCTGCGAATGCAATTCTTAACAATTCCACACGACCGCCAGACTTGCGCATCAGCGCAAAGACGGCACAGAAATGGCTTCTAACAAAATTCGCGAAGGTTCACATTTTGCGAATTTGGTTGAGGGCCTAGTGGGCATTACGCCCGTGGAGGTTCGAGTCCTCTTGGCCGCACTGTTGGTCCTGTGGAGTGTTGCCACTCCCAGGAATAGTTGTTTTTCGGTCTCCAGTCAAGCGAAAAGGAGATGTGATGATCCGCAGGTACGAAGAGGTTTGCGTTCTCGAACGCACGATTTTGCACAACGCGGAACGAATCCGACAGGAGAAAGGACTCACTCATCAGGTGATGGCGGATCGGCTAGGCCTCAACAAAGTCGCGCTAGGGGACATTCTCAGGAATAAGCGGCGACTGAGTGTAAAAAATGTCGAAAGATTGGCTCTCGCACTAGGAGTTCATGCCGCTGACCTGATGGGCGACAACTGACCTAACCCTCGCCACACACGCTACTTACGACCCAATCGCTGCCGACTCGCTACGATAGCTATTTGACTATCGAGGCGGGGCCGCTATCTTTGTGCGCGTCCGAGACCGGGCTGGGAGTGAAAACCTAGAAGGCATCTAGGCTCCCAACAATTCGCGCAGTAGTGAGACTTCGCGTGTTCCACAGGATCGTAAATCTCGTTATTTGCTGCGCGCGTTGGCCCGGCTCCATCTTAAAGGAGCCACTCAGTGGAAAACGCAGAAAATGGTGGACAGTTGGCAACCGTCAAGCCAACATCCGGCGTTCTGGCCGATATGCGGTCACAACTCCAACGGCTACCAACCGAAGCCCAGGAAAAGGTTTTGGCGGAGTATCGAGACCGACGAGCAAACTTTCGTAAGTGGCTGCTGGATCAGCTCAAGGAAGGTGTGCATTACGGGTTTCCGCCGGGAACTCTGCCGGAATCTCGCAAGATTAACGGTATCACGCACTTTTCCTCTAAGTCCAAGAACGGCACGAATTGGATCCCAGAAACACAGTGGCGTCCAAAGCCATCGCTTTACAAAGCGGGGGCTGATTTCGTCATTGAATTGATGGCGTGTCGTGATAGCTATTCGCCTGACAAGGATGTGTGGCAGATGATGGGAGGCAACAAGAATGAAGTCTGCATGCGCTGCGATCTGTACGACAATGTCAGCGGCAACAAGATTGCCGATGGTCATGGTTTTGGCAGTCGCGGGGATAAGGGTGATTGGGACGGCAAGCAAGGCAACTCTGCGATCAAGATGGCCTCAAAGCGGGCGAAGGTGGCGGCTGTTCTGAATGCTTTTGGCCTGGCCGATTTGTTCACACAGGATATTGAGGACCGCCAGAGACCGGAGAACGAGCCCGAAGTGTCCAATCCGGTGCAGGCGGAAGGTGCGCCAAAAGAAGTCCCGACACGCAAAGAAGGTGGGCAATCGCCGGGGCCGCGCGGAACCGGGCCGCTGGAGATGGAAGAGATCCGCAGCCTATTCTCGCGATGGTCTCGCATCGTCAAAGCGGAAGCTGCCGGCATGGGAGAGACCGCCAACCTCAGCAAAGAGAACTTCATTGCTTACGCATCCCAATTTTTGGGCGCTAACAGCGACGACCCGAGCGTACTGGAGCCGAGCAGTTGGAGCAGGCCTCAGTACCGTGCTGCCGAGAAAGACCTCAAGCAAAGCGAGGAGGCACTCGGATTATGAGCAAGTCAAAACAGAAGATCGCGGATCAGCATACGGCGATGGAATCCTTCATGGATGTGATCGAGGTTCCCAAGCTGGTTGTTCGCAGGACTGCGTTGGAACAAGTCTCGACTTGCCCAGCCATGCACTCACTGATTCGGCAAAAGAAGTGCGTCGATCGCAGCGAGCTGACGGAAGTCGGTGAGGCGGTCCATCAAGCGATTGCTTTGGCGACGATCGAGTACGTGGAAGCTGGCCACGGCATGACGCGAGACGACCTGTTGGATGAGGTTCGCTGCCAACTTCGTGGCGTGCGACCTGACATTCAGCCAAAGGCGATCCAGGCTGCTGACCGCGCCTTGTGGAGCTGGGCCGACTATGTCTCTCGCCTGCCGGCGCGCACGATCCTGGCTTTTGATGGTGGCGACCGAACGACGCACCCTGACCAGCAGGACAGGACTCGCACCGGCCAGCTCAGTTGGGAGATAGCTGGTGCGGGGCGATCGGATTACATCGTCACGGCAGAGCTTGATTTACTGCATGCCACACGAAGCCCTGAGGTTCTTTGTGAGGTCGACTACAAGAGCGGCTGGAAGGTCTGGGACTACGAAATGATTTTCGACTCGTTTCAGTTCAGCTTCCATGCGTTCCTGGTGTTCAAGAACTTTCCTACGGTGAATTTTTTGGATGTAAGAATCTGGTCGACACGAACCAATCAGCTTACGGCTCCGGTTCGATTCGATCGCCGCGATCTTGATCATATCAACGCTCGCCTTCGTCGGGCCGTAGGAGACTATGACATGTACGGCAAGCTAGACAATGCACCGGCTTGGCCGTATCCCGAAAAGTGTTCGATATGCCCTTGCTCACTGCATTGCCCTTCATCCGAGGCATTGTTTTCGGATGTTGCGAAAGGGCCAAAGGAAGCAGTACGTAAGTATGTTGTGATGGGCGAAGCGCTGAAGGCACAGAAGGAGGCGCTGAAGGCGTATGTTACGCTTACAGATCAAGACATCATCATCGAGGAGGAGGGCCTAGCGTTTGGACGCGACAAGCCTTCTGCTGAGAGGTGGCCAGCAGACCCAGTTTACAAGATCAAGGACGATAAACCCAAAAAGGAAAAGGCAAATGGAAAGAGGGCACCTAAAAATAAAGCGTAAGGCTGGGCAGACCATCATCATTGGTGATACCGAAGTGAGAATTGTTAGGACTTCGCAAGGATCGGCTGACCTACTTATCAGTGCAAGCAAGGATGTTCCCATTAGACGCGGCGAGCTTGCCGCAATTTCAATCGAGGAGAGTGAAGATGAAGAAGTTAGTGTTCCGTTTGGGCGAGGCTGACCCAAGAGCTACCCATCGAGTCCTGGAGTATGACCTCGACGGCGAAGCGCACCATGTGGTCGTTGAAGCCAAAGACAACAAGATCGAAATCTTTGTTGAAGAAGGCGTCACTGTCAGTGATGTGATGTTCTACGACAAGGATGACGACGGCTGTGAATCCAGGCCGCTTGAGGTGCTTGGCTCTTACGTTGTCAGCGACAAGGAGCCGCTACTGACGGCGAGCTGCTTGTTCGATCGCGTGGTGGATGTTCCGGAAGATGAGATCCCAAAGGAGATCGTTGACTATGTCGACGACGCCTTGCCAGCTCCGGAGATCCCCGAAGTTTATCCTCCGGTAAAGCCTGAGCCTGCTGCTCCAGTGAAAGCCAGCGAGCCAGAAGTTCTGGAGGAGCCGGCGAAGCCTGTATCCGAAGCCGAGTCAATTCGGCAGTACCTCAAGGCTAACCCAGACGCTGAAAACACGGAGGTGATCGACGCTCTTGGCGAGCAAGGCATCGAGGTGAACTCTTCCCAGGTCAATCGCGCTCGCAAGCAACTTGCTGGCTAGCGTTTCTGCTTCAGTCAACCCGACCGGGCCAATGCTCGGTCGGGTTTTTTTAGCAATCAACACAGGATGGAGCTATGGAAAACACTGATATTGAATACGTGCATCACTCTTTCAGCCCGTGGCGCGGATGCACGGAAATTGATGCTGGCTGTCGATTCTGCTTCGCAAAGCGTGGCTCAGATCGCAACCCGAGAATCTTAGGCAAATGGGGTGATGCAGGGAGTCGCGTCGTGGCGAGCCCGAAGGCCTGGAGAGAGATGCGGGCTCTTGATCGCAAATGTGGACGCATGGGTATTAAGCAGCGAGTGCTATGCCACTGGTGCGATCCTTTCGAGGATTGGACTGGCCCGATGATTGACCACGTTGGAAATCGCTTGGAATACTGCGATCAATGCCACAAGGTGCTATGGTCTTTCGACAAGCCGTGCCCGTGTGCCAAACGATTCAAACGCATGGCTACGATGCACGATGTGCGTCATGAATACATGATGATGATTGAGAGCTGCCAGAATCTAATATGGCTTCTCACGACTAAGCGACCCGAAAACATTCGCAGTTTTTGGGAAGGCTACGCGGGCTTCAACATTGCGCTCGGGATTAGTGTTTGCAACACGGCTGATGCGCTTAAGAAGTTCGACATCTTTCGCGATTGCATGTACCTAGCTGAGACGTCGTGGATCTCCGCAGAGCCTTTAATCGGTGCGCTAGACTTGGTCGAGGCTCGCGTGCTGCCACGGTACGAGTGCGGCACTTGCGGCGCTGTCGTGACTGATTACTCGCATGACTCTGACGATGTTTGTCGTACTTGCGAGTCTACCATGAGTTTTCAATTTGACTGTGTTGACTGGTTGGTTGTTGGAGGTGAGAGCGGTGGCCGGGCTCGCTCTTGCAATCCTGATTGGATACGGAAAATCGTCCGCGATTGCGATCGAGCTGATGTGCCGTGCTTCGTCAAGCAACTCGGAAGCAATCCGGACGGCGTTCAAGTCGCCGATCCAAAGGGCGGCAACATGGACGAGTGGCCAAAAGATCTTCGCGTTCGACAGTACCCTGAATCCTTTGGAGATTGCAATGATGCACCAACCGTCGTTTGAGCAAGCTGTCGCAAGATACGCTCGGGATTTATACCTCGCCGCTATCGTCGAAGAGGTGCGAACTGCCGCTCTGGAGAAGCGAAGAATCGACTCGCGACACTACGAGCGAGTGTATTTCAATTGCGTCGAGTCGGCGTACCAAATGTTCAAGATGGAGAATCCGCAACTGGAGATTCCTGAAGGAGAGCTGAACGTTATATGGGACAAAATTACATCAAAACTGAGGGGAAAATGATGAAGCATCAGACCCCTGATACGATGAAATTCAAGAAGTTTGCTAGGCGACTTTCCCTGCGAGAGTACGAGGCTGCTGGACTCCTGGAACTGCTCTGGATAGCCACCCAAAAGAATGCACCGAGAGGCGACATTGGGAGGTATGACAACGAGGAAATAGCCATCGCTTTGGATTGGCCAGGAGACCAAAACGAGCTAGTCCAAGCCTTCGTCGAAACCGGCTGGTTGGATGAATGTCCTGTCCACAGATTGGTGGTTCATGATTGGGAGGATCATGCTCCGAGATTTGTCCACGCGCTGGCTAAACGGCTCGGCGGATTTGCCAAGCCAATGATTGACAGTGCGTCACTACAGTCGGCCACTACAGTGCCTGACTGTAGTGCGTCACTGAAGGGCACTACAGTCGCCGACTATAGTACGCCCACACCTAACCTAACCAAACCTAACCTAACCAAACCTCTCTTTTGTCCTTCGGACGATGAGCCGGTGAAGCCCGATCCATTGGAGGCTGGGACCAACCCCAATGATGTGGTCAGTGAGTGGAATGCGCGCGCCAAGCAATCGCCCACTCTCAAGGAGGTTCGTTCACTCACAGATGGTCGGCGCAAAAAGTTGGTCACTCGGCTATCCGATCCGAGTTGGCCGTGGCGCGAAGCGATCGCGAAGTTGCCGCTGCCGAACCGTCGCGGATCTGGCTGGCAACCGAGCTTCGACTGGCTCATCGAAAACGCCACGAACGCCGTCAAGGTCGTCGAGGGCGTGTATGACTGGCTTGGCGAGTCGGACGAGCGGCAGCGATCGCAGCCCAGAGAGCCGGCTCCACTGCCGAGGCTTGATCCGATTCGCGAAGCGGTTTGAAAAATTTTTTTTCTTGCTTGACTCGCGATAGTCAAACGGCTACCTTTCCGACGATCACGATTTCTGCGGCTGAGCCTTGAGCGCTCGGCCCCGAGGCTTAGGCCAGTCCCGATCGGAGTTTCAAGCAAGTGAACCAAAGACCCCCAAGTAGTTATGTACCAGCCCAGCAGACAGATCAACGCGAATTGGAGACCTCGCTCGTGGCAGCGGGGTTGCTTGACCCAACGAGCTTGGATCGTACGAGCTTGGTCGTTGGGCCTGATGACTTCCTTGACCAGGCGATCGGCCGACTTTTCGCACTCTCCGTCGACATGCGAAACGCCGGTGAGCCCGTCTCAATCAAGAGCTTGTACTGGCGGGCCAAAGGCCTTCGGATTGGCGGCGAGATGCTTGTTTCTCGTGTTGGTGGGCTTAGCGAGATTGGGCGTTGGTGCCAGAGTATCCCAAACGCCGGCCACTGCGTGTACTACGCCCAGCAGATTCGGCGAGCAGCACACAAGCGGCGGCTTGCAAAACTAGCCATTCAGCTAGCGGAAGACGCGTCTGATTGGAGCGTCGACCCCGAGGATTCTATTTCCGCAATCGAAGCTCTTGCCACTCAGATCAACGCTCGGACTGACGAGGTTGTGACTTTACGCCAGGCCTCTCTCTCGGCCCTGGAGTTGATTGAGGCCCGTCGCAGTGCTGTGACTGAGAGCGAGGACGCAGCCGGCCCATCACGAGTTAGCTTTGGGCTCCCTTGCCTTGATGACGGCGTTGGCGGAATGTACGGCGGTGACCTAATCGTTGTTGGCGCTAGGCCTTCGATTGGAAAGACTGCTTTCGCAATGCAATCGGCGGCATTCAACGCGATGCACGGTCGCAAGGTTCTGCTGGTCAGTATCGAAATGAGCCCTGAGGATTTGGCCATGCGCTCGATAGCTGGTGAACTTGGCGTTGAGGTTCGCCAGGTGCGTAAGGGGGCGATCAGTAACGAGCTGGTCGAGAAAACACGATCGTGGATCAATGACGAGGCGAACGCAAACTTACTGCTGTGGTCAGGCGGAGAGGTGACTGCATCAAAGATTCGGGCGATTGCTCGGATCATGAAAAGCACTAAGAAGATCCAGATGGTTTGCGTTGATTACCTGAACATCATCAAGCCAGAGAATCGTCGCGATGATCGACACTTGCAGATTGGTCAGATTACTCGCGACCTGAAGACAATGGCGATGGAACTGCGTGTCCCAGTGGTGCTGCTGTGCCAGCTTGGTCGTGGTGCTGAGTCGGCTCGCCCCAGTATCCGTGACCTGAAGGAGTCGGGGAGCATCGAGCAGGATGCCGATGTGATTCTGCTGATGCACCGTGAAGATAGGACGAAACGTGTTTGCGATATTGAAATCGCAAAGGTGCGCAACGGTAAGGTCGGCTCTGTGCAACTGGAATTTGACGGCCCGACAACCACTTTTCGTGATACGAGTTTCTGATGATAGTTTGTGGGATAGATCCTAGTTTGAAGGCCACGGCTGTAGTTGTTGGGCCTGCGGGCGAGTATCCAGAGTCGCGAGTGTTTTCTTCGTATCGCGTGGATGGCACCGTGAATGGGCGATTCGCGCGCTACGAGAATCAGATCGCTAATTTGTGCGATTATTTGGAAAGGTGGAAGCCTGATATCGCGTATATCGAGGACTATGTTTTTGGCCGTTGGGATGTGACTCCGATTACAGAGTACGGGGCATTGCTGCGATGGAGCGTGTTAGAGTTCTGCCCGGTGATTGAAGTTGCACCGACCACGCTAAAGAAATTTGCCGTTGGCTATGGCGGCTCGAAGGGGAATCCTGTTGGGAAGCCTCAGGTGATTGAGGCGCTGCGATCGCATTTCCATGTCGACTTTGCGACCGATGACGAATACGACGCGTACGCTGCCTGGCGTCTTGGTTGCCTGGCGTCTGGTCTTGAGCAGCCAACCAGGCCGCACGAGTTGCAGTGCGTACAGACTGTAGTGACTTCCTCCGAGAAGAAGCGGGGAAACAAGAACGCCAAGGAGTCGAAGGGTTCGGCTCGCAAGGCCAAGTGAGGATGAGATGGTTGAAGCAGAAACGACCGAAAAGAAGCGGCGAGGGCGCAAGAAGGCTGTTCAGACAAAGTTCTGTGACACTTTCGAGGAGTTGCCGGAACAAGTGCAGGCGGCTGTCTCTGAATACTCAGAGGCTCTTTCGCAGCGAATGGCATGGCAGGAATCTGAGGCCGTCGCTCGCCGGGAACTAAAGGACCAGATGGAAGCCCACGGGCTAAAATTTGTTCCAGATCCTAATGATGAGGAGAAGGTGTTTGCGCTGCAGACTAGCGATCCAGAGCAGAAGATCAAGAAGCTGCCTCGTAGCAAGGTGATCGCAGGGCTGGAATGATTAAGCCCATCAAGTATCACGGCGGCAAGCATTACCTTGCTGCAAGAATTGTAGAGTTGATGCCTCCGCACGAGCGTTACCTGGAAGCGTTTGTTGGTGGTGCATCAGTGCTGCTGGCTAAGAGAGCTGGCGGTGTTGCAGAGTTCATCAATGATACGAACGGTGAGCTGACCAACTTTTGGCGAGTCTTATCAAGACCAACAGCGTTCTTGCAGTTTCAGCGAATGGTTGAGTCAACGCCTTTGGGTGAGTGGTACTTTGAGAATGCGAAACGCGAGGGCAATTCTCTCTATCAGAGAGAGTTCGGCCCCGACGCAACAAGGGCGTACGCGTTTTTTGTGCGGATGCGTATGAGCCGCCAAGGATTAGGGAAAGACTATTGCACGCCTACATCGCGAACCCGCAGGGGCATGAATGAGAATGTTTCTGCTTGGCTTAGTGCTGTGGATGGGTTGCCTGAGGTTCATGGCCGGCTCAGGCGAGTAGAGGTTTGGAATCGTCCAGCGATTGAAGCAATTCAGCGTCTGGACGATCCAGGCCTCTTGGTTTATGCCGATCCTCCATACATGCACGAGACGCGGGCGACAAAGCAGGAGTATGGCGAATATGAGATGGGTGATGCTGAGCATGTTGCCTTGCTGGAGTGTCTAGCAGGTATGCGTGGCAAGTTCATGCTCAGCGGGTATTGGAATCCGGTCTATGATCGGTTTGCAATTGACAATGGTTGGCAGCGTGTGGACTTCGATCTTCCAAATAACGCGAGTTCGCGGAAGTCAAAGCAGCGTAAGACTGAATGTGTTTGGATGAACTTTTAACTTGAGGCATGGTTGGTATGGAATTTAAGGCGAGTCGCCAGTTTGGCGATAGGGCTTGGGTGGCTAGGCGTAGACTGGTCCACTTTGTTCACATAGATAACGCCGGGATGTTTGTTGCAGTCAGTACGGGCCATGAGCCGACAACGCACGCGACGTTTGCCGATGCTGTAAAAGAGTGTACTCGGCTGGAGTCTCTAGCGACTGAATGCGGTGCAGATAAGTTTGCCGGGGACGATGGTCGCATGACTCCAGAGAAGGCTGCTCAGGTAGTGAAAGATATCTTGGGCGGAATCTTCGGAGGCGATGTGGGCGTGGAGGTTGAGACTCTCGGTACGATGCAGTGCCCAGTCCTTTCGCAGCATTTCTTTGCTGCTGATGGCAGGCCGGACGGCGGCGTTTCTCATGGCTTTGGGTTCACTATCTCCTGGCAGCGTGGCCCTACAAAGCTGGAAGGAGAGTATCGACGCAACGGCGCATTCGTAACGGATGCTTTGGAGGCCGTCTACTCCAGGATCAAGAGTTACCAGGACGGCCCGTTCAAGTGCAAGGAGAATGAGGAGGCCCTGTTTCATATCCATAAGGCTTTGGCTGCTCTTAGTAGTCGCCGCGAACAGCGGAAGGCTCGCGGCGTAGAGGGAACACACGCAGTCTAGGCTGCGGTGTAGCTCGTATCCACGGAGGCAGAAACGTGGAGTCCAGGTTTAGGGTCATCCTGAAAGTAGCTCGAACCCATCCGCTACTTAGAAAACCCTATTCGGATCGGCGGTGTGACGCGACACCTACTTTGCAACGGAAGACCTACTTCACCGGAGGTGAGGAGCGCTGGGCTTCACGCAGGTTCAAATCCTGCCCGATCCACTAACCGACTGCTGAGTCTGATTACATGGTCAATGATAAATCTGGTTCGACCTTCGTCGGTTTTTGTCGGGGAGAGTGTTGGTTCTCCGCTGGGTCTCATAAGCCCATGCTGACGCTCGTTCGATTCGAGCCCCCGGCCCTGTTGAGTGTTGTGATTAGCGTTTATTAGGAGTCTTGTGATGCGAGTGGAAGTTCCGATTCTGACAGCTCATGGTGCGGCGACTTATGAGGTGGATGCAAAGAATCAGACTGAGGCCAGGGAAAAGATTCAGCGAGGCGAGGCCAGGTTCTTAACAACTCAGATCGTGCATTACAAGTTGAATTTCGACGCGATCAGGGAGGTGCCGCGACCTGATGTGGATGCAGATGCGGAACTGTGCGATGTAAGAAACGTAGAAGCCGGTCGGTAGGCCGCTTGGTATTTGAGAGTAGTGAATATGTTGACTGACAGAAAAACTGAAGACACGTACATATTCCGAACAGAAAGCGGAATGAAAAACGGTCGTGAACCTAAAACCTTGCGGTTGCAACTTCCCTCAAGGCGAGTGTGGATCGATCTCGACGAGGTTAAATATGAAGCCCTGATTAAAGCGAGAGACGTTTGGCGACAACACTGCGAATTAGTCTCGCTCTCGGATTGTGCTGTAGACCTGCAACTACACGGCGAAGGATTTACGGTTCGCATTTATTCAGCCTATTCACTAGTGAGCAACGAAATAGTTAGACCCACTAACTCGCTCAATTACATCGAGCTTGACACGATTGGCCGCCGTTCAGAGATTATCATTTGCAACACCACGCCATCAGAAAAATCAGGTTTTAAAGGTTGTCTGGAATATTTTTTAGACAGCGTTGATGAAATGGAACGATTCGTTGCTTCACGGTCAACTAACCGCCACTGAGATATTGAGAGTAGCCATGTCATTAAATTTGCCGCGGGATTTAGAGTTAAAGCTTGATGAGTACCGGCGACATCGAAAGGATGAAACCGGCAAGCGACCGTTTCGAGACACGGCAATAGTTGAGTTGTTGAGGACAGCACTCGAAGGGTTTACGCCGCCACAGCCGCTATCGGATCGCATCGCCAAAATTGAAGATCGCTTGGATTTGATTGAAAGCGACTTAGGACAGTAACGGTCATATTTACATACACAGGAGTCCTGCGAAAATGAATCCTTACGAAACGCCTACTGAACCAGAAGATAACGTTTGGACGGCACCGCGATGGTTCGCATTACCATTTCGAGTGCTTGGTTTTCCGCTTATGGCCGTGATTTATCTCGGCCTAAAAATCCCACTAGATATTGTGATATGCATGGATTGGATGTTCGATCGAGTCGCAGCGTGTTGCGGTTACGATCCTAGATATTGGCCGCTGCCCAAGGGACAGGATGTTGATTTTCGTTTTCGTCGGCCACGATGCGAGCGTTGCAATCGTGCGGTCGATTAGTTCATAACACTATCGAGAGAACATGAAGGCGTTCTTAGAAATAACCGACGAGCAGCGGGAGTCCATTCTGCTGAGTGCTGGCGTTGTACCGCTCAAATATGAGCTACAGAAAGACGGTACTGTCGTTGCTAAATATCCACCGCACACAATTGTATTTGTGAACGGAAGTTACATTGTTAGCGTCAAACACTAATTGAGAGTAGTAACGCTTCCCATTGCCAACAGAGCTTGCCGCCGCTCCGTTGCAATTTTTTGTTCGGTGGCTTTTCGAGGAATAGAGATTATGCAAACGCATTACGACAACAATCACCAATCGGCATTCATCGACGCATTGCGAGAGCGTGCAGCCAAAGCGGAGAAAGCAGCGGCATCGGTGATTACGGCAGGCGAGAAGGACGAACAAGAGCTTGGATCGTGGAAGGCATCGAACGGCGTTCATTGCCGTCATCTTCCAGACGATCCGCAAGGCATCCTGCGAATGAGCATTGGCGGCGGTGAACATCTTCCGGTCACGATGAATTACGTGGTGGTTCGCGGGAAGATTGGGCAGTGTATCGAGTTGCTGGAAAAGGCTCTTGTTGCGTTAAAGGAGTGCTCAGAATGAAACGGTTTATGCGATGGGTTCGGTTGACGTTGGGTTTAGCCACCGTTCCAGAAGTATGCGAAGCATCTTCCGGTGGCGTGGATTACCACGACTACCCCAAGGACAAGGGAGGCGACGGAACGCCGTCGCACTTCCACGAGTACACATGCTGGAATTGTGGCAAGAAGTTCGGAATCTAAGTCCACCGAACGCTGCCCATCATCGGGCAACGGCCAACAGATTAACCATTTCAAATAAACCACGCCCGTTGCTCCGATGCATGGGCTTGTTCTCTGTTCACAAAGGAAAAGACATGAAGTATGTAGGTTACGCAACAGTCACGATTTTGTTGATGGTGTTTTCGGCTCTGTTCAATGGATACGCCCTCTCGGTTTTGTGGGGATGGTTTATCGTTCCGACGTTCAATTCGCCACAACTAAGTATTCCCGCAGCGATTGGAGTCTCAATGATCGTTGGATACTTGGCGAAGACGATCAAGGTGGACGACGAAGACAAACAAAAGCCGTTTGGCGAGACGCTGTTTAAGGGTGCGGTTTTGAGCGTGTTGAAGCCGACCATCGCGTTGATGTTCGGTTGGGTGGTCAGTGTTTGGATGTGATACAGAGAACGTTTGCCGTCATCGGGCGGCGAAGGAAAAACTATGAACAAATCGAAAGACTCTCCCGCCGCTCCGATGCACGGCATTGTTCTCTGCGTGGCGGTGTTATTGCTCATCAGTTGTTTGCTGACATCGAGTTACATTTGGTGTCACGCGATGGGCTGGCGATCAACCCGCGTCGTCGATGAAATTCACATCGAAAAGCTTGATGACAGGTACACCATCCCAGCAACACAAATGCGGAAGATGATTGCCTTCGATGGCTCACCTTTTTTCGACTACTGGTGGGAACCAGCAAAAGACATTCACTATGAACGGTGGACCATCAAAGCGGTCGATGGATTTGAGATCGTAATTAACCGGGTAGATCCGATGGATCCGCCAGAGATTTGCGATGGCGATAGATACACTGGATGGTGGAAGTAGCCATCCAGAGAACTATTTATTCACCCCGGTTCACACAGGGTGAATTAGCAATTCGGCAAGAATCGCCACCTATGGGTGGTGGTGAGATTTGATAGTTCGATACGCGATAGGCATATTTGGATTGCAGGCGTGGGCCAGCCTAATCGGTTCATCCACGCAGGGGCGTAAATTCGCGGCAAACACAGGTTCGATTCCTGGGCGATCCACTGGTTAGGTTTTGGTGTTTTTTTAAGGAGAGACAGATGGAAACGACAGAGACAGGATTGGTAGAGCAGTCGGATACGCCACGCAGTCTGGTAAGCCTCGACCATAACGGGCCGAGCATACGCGTGTTGTGCATTGGTAATGGCAATATGGTTGTGCCGGCTGGCGCAGTTGATGAAGACGGGAACGCTAGGCCGATCAACCATAGTTTTGTGTCGAGGCTTTCTTTCGGCATGTTCGCGCTGTCATTCGCATGTGGTCTGAGCCTCGGCGTATGGACCAACGTACTCATGGATTGGATTGTAGCGCGGGGATGGTAAGGCGAGTGCAGCGAAAAAGGCTCAAGGGTTGGCAGAGTCCGCCGAACACTCGTTCGGTCTGCCGCCCTGGAAGGTTCGGCAATCCGTTTGCCACTGCGAAAGCGTACCGCGACTGGCTTGTTCGCGGCGAGGTTGATCGGATGCAGTTACTCGACCAGCTCTCGGCTGCGGAACTAAGATGCAGGCGGTTCGAGATCCTGTCTGCCCTGCATGAAATACGCAGACAGAACCTGAGTTGCTTTTGTCCGCTTGATGGGGATTGCCATGCCGATGTGCTTTTGGATCTTGCGAATCGTCGCAGCGACTGGATCACTGACGGAGGCGAATTGACTGCCTTTGGTGCAGTATTCAGCGATGATCGCAGGTATCGTTACACGCTTTGGCGGCGATGGAGCTTTGGAGGTGATAACCTTTGTGCTTTCATAGGCCTCAACCCTTCAACTGCGGACGAGTTCAGGAATGACCCGACAGTGACTCGTTGCATCAGGCGCGCGCAGCAGCTCGGCCACAGTGGCATGGTCATGCTTAACTTGTTTGGCTATCGCGCCACTGACCCGCGCGACATGAAGAGGTTCCCAGAGCCCATTGGCTGGCAGAATGACCAGGCTATCTTGGATGTATGCAGGGAAGCAGGGAGAGTGATCTGTGCATGGGGCGCTCATGGTGAATACCAGGGGCGGGCAGAGCATGTGTTGGGCATGCTGAAGCGCAATCGGATCGCAGTCTATCACTTGGGCTTGACGCAAGCTGGACACCCACGGCATCCGCTTTACTTGCGAAATGATTTGGTTCCCGAGCGTTGGGAGATTTGATGCGGACTTGGGACCGCTTCTATCAGGAAGTGCATTAACCGGCGTCCTTGCCGGTCCCTCTGCGTTAGTTGAGCTTGAGCATGTTAGATGGTGCGATTCGGAAGCTCGAACCGAATGTAGATCGAATGAACTCAGCGTCTCCATTGGTGGCCTGGAGTTCTTCGATAGCATCCTCAGCACTGCGGAGCCATCCCAGCAGTCTGCCTGCCTCGACATTGATTGCCAACATGAGCTTCTGGCTGAATTGCATGTGCAGGTTTTGATTCTTGAAGGCCCGCACGGCCACCAGCGGCTCGCCGTCATTCATCTTGATGGTGTTCTTCGTGCTGCTCGACCACCGATAGTTTAGTGGACTGTCGTCGCAATCGAAACCGAGGTTGTTGGCTACCGTGATGCAATCGCGGATGAAGTCATACGCAGCCTAACAGAGCCCGTTGCGGTTCTCGAACTGCCACTGCGAAGTGCTGATTCCGCCAATGCGTTCGCAGACAATGCGGTACTCCAGCTTGTAATGGCTGTGATGTTCGTCCAAGTATCGCCATCCCGAACGCTCCCATACTTTGTGGTTTGATTTGTAGTTGACGACGTTGCACTTCTCGCTCAGCATTCGGAACACGCCGATGAGCTGTTCATCGAAGTAATCATTGGACCATTTGGTGATCCAGATCAGCATGGAGTAGATGTTGCTCTCGGTGAAGTCGATGGTTGACTTGCTTTCGAGGCTGTCAAGAAACTGCTTGCGTTGCTTGGTCGCGAGTCGCTTGGTGATTGGATCCAGGCGATCGAAAAGAACACGCCAGTATTTGTACTTGAGGCCCGTAATCTTTTCCCTAATGCCAACCATCACGCTGCTCTTAGTGACATCTAGTTCCTTCAGGATGATTGGATTTAGTTGTGCAACAGCCCTGTAGTTGTTCACGAGCTGAACCAGCTCGGCATCGTAGGCCTTCACGAGCGACTGGATCAAGTTGGAATCGCTTTCGATCATGCGGCAGGCTCGATCGTAAGCGTCAGTCTCGGGCTCAAGCTCAATGTCGAAAACTTCGAGTTCAGGCATCATCTCCTCGATTGCAGCATTGAAAGGGCAATGCTCGTGGTCGCGAAGGTAGAGGTAGACAACCTCGACCTTGCACCTTGCTTTGCGTTCGGCGTTTTCAAAGTCAAACTCGCCAAGCGATACGGTTTCGACGTTGCGAGAGGCAATGGCAGCATTGATTTCCAGTGACTGCCTCCAACGTCTAGGAATCACCAAGTACAAATGATTCGCGTTCGATTCGCGGATCAGTTTCACTGCCCAATCCTCGTACTCACTGTACGGTGGATTTGAAAAAGTGATATCCATGTGCTTGTCGACGATCATCTGACACCGAAAGTCAGTTCCAATTACGACAATATGCTTTGGCATTGCGTTGAGGTGTGGAGTTGCCTTCTCGATGCCAAAGAGTTCCACTTGGTGGTGGAAGTTCTTGTTCTCATCGAGGGTGCTTTTGATGGCATCGAGAACCCGTCCGTCACCAGCTCCGACATCAAGGATCTTCAGTTTGCCGTGGTGGTAGTCGACTTGCGAGACGATGTGGCTGGCGACCAACTGAGTAATCTCCTCAGTCGTTGGATACCATTCAAAATCTTCGCCAGCATCTTTCAATGCTAGTACGGTCTGCGTGGTGCTACTCATTGCTATCCTTCGTTGGTAGTGGACTTTTGGGAACTTTGCCGCCTGTAATGTGCTTCCAGTTGCGGCCATGGACGATATGCTTGACCGTGCTGTAGTTGGCACCGATCAGCTTTGAGATTTTCAAGGGACCATGCCCTTGGTGCCGAAGTTCAATGATCTTCCGCACTTGTTCTTCAGTCAGTTTGGGAGTACAGAGCTTGCTCATTCGTCGAAGCTCTCGATTTCCCGTGCTTTCAACATTGCATCCGCAATGCGGTAGCACTTCTCAGCCACGCACCTGATGCAGTCGTTGCTGTTGATCCAACCACCTTGTTCTGACTGTGATGCCAGTTCGCCACTGAGCGCAGCCGCAGCGAAGTAATCGCGAATGGTGATCCCAGGAAACGCTTGGGTTCCGTGTGGCAGAGGGAACGCTGGTAAATTGCCGCTCACTACTTGATCCTAATGATAGAGACACGACCTGTAAGAATACGACTTTGGGAACGTTGCACGAGCTTGATGGTTTCATCTCCGTGCCCATCTTTAACCATCCATGCTTTTGCGGTCAGCTTGCTGCTGAACCGCAGCCCAACGATGGCGGAACCATCACTAGTAACGGTTGCTCGCATCCCAACCTTGATGCTTGGCAGCATATTGCCGTATGGGTTCTTGGTTACTTCGACGATGTCGCCCTTGCGAAAACTTGGCATGATTCGCTCCATGTGAGAGTGCGGTGTGTCTACAAAAAAAGCCCGTCGACCGAAGCCGGCGGGCTAATGCAATATCTACGGCGAGTTGCGCCGGCTACGCTGGCTGGCAATAGTAGGCCAGTTGTTGGCCAATCCCTTTCCCTTGCACTGGTCTGGCGGTTCGTACGCCAAAGACGCGAAGGGTCGTCGACGTTGATCCATCAAAACAAGGATTGAAACGCGAAAGAGAGTGCCGTTGTAAAGTTCTCTCGCTGGGGTAAAGTCACAAACGCCCCGGTGTACCTTGGACTTGCCGCAGCCTACCAGAGCGATCCGCAGGCCTGGCCGGTTGTCGAGTTGCTTTGGAGTCACGTTAGTTCCTGCGTGAGAGTGTGAAGGTGAACCTAATCGCACTGCCCCGCAGGGCAGCGCCGTTAGTGTCACGTTCGGTAGCCAATCAGCCAGCCAAGCTGACGGTTTTCATCCACGATGGCACTTCTCGCTTGCAATCGTCGCGAGTGAGAGCGACCACCACAGGTGCCTTTGGCTTCTGGTCAGGCCAAGGGGTGTACCCATCGGTAACGCAGACGATCAGATCGACAGGGTCTTTCTGCTCGGCTACGTGGTCGATGATGGCGCCCATGTCGGTGCCACCGCCGCCGGCAAGTTCGACTTGGTCATGCCGGAACACTTTGGCCTTGGTGCAGGCCTGAGTGTCTCCGGTGATGACGCGGATCCCGTCGCTCGATCGAAGGGCTCCGAGGACTTGAGCGATCAGCCCGAGCGCCGAGGCTAACTCGGATTGACGCATCGAGCCCGAGGTGTCGACGATGATCACAACCCTTGGGTTGGGCCGGATCGACTTTGGCCGCAGAACACCGCCAACGGGCAGACGTCTGGCGGGCCTTCGATAGGTCGAAGTGCCAGGGCCGCTTTCGGCTCCGGTCAGCCGTGTGCGGATCGCATTGGCCAGCAATCGGCGAGGATTGATCTTGGTTGGCTGTGCCTGGTCGACCAAACGCTTGGCCGACTGAGACCCTACGCCCTTCCGCTTGGTAATATCCTCGACCACCTTTTGGACAATCTGCTCCGCGTCGTGACTACTCACGCCGGGTGGAGCGTCATTTGAGGCCCCTGAGGCCTCGCCTGACGCGTCCTCTTCGCCACCTGACTCAGACAGCGGCTCGTCCTCTAAACTCGATTCCCAGGGCCGTTTTTGGCCGTCGCTGCCGCTTCCGCCCGGTTGTGGTTGGCCTTGGTCGCTTTCCTGGCCTGTGCCGGACTCAGGATCGCCATCGCCGCCCCCACCGCTTGCCGGTTGGTGATCCTGTTGCTTTGCGTGTTGCTGCATCAGGATCTGGAAGTATTCTTCCGCGGGTAGCTCGGGCTTGAGGCCGTCACGCTGTGGCATCAGAGCGTATTCCGGAACCGTCATGCCCTCGGCGTCCAGCATGCTGTTCACGGCGTAATCCGCCGCGATGTTCCAGAGTACCTGTTCATGGCCTCCAGGTCGCTTCAGCACACGCTGGCCACGGGTGCAGTGACCTAGAACGAGGTGGCACACTTCGTGAGCCACAACGAACTCCAGATCGTCCTTGGAACGAGTGTCCACAAACTCTCGATTCCAGTACAGTCGCCACTTGGCGTCGACAGCCATGGTTCCGACAGCCGATTGCTCGACTTCGGCCATGGACAAGGTGGCCGTTGCTAAGAACGGCCACCGGCGGCACACAGCAAGGCGTGCCGCTGCAATCTTGTCCTCGGCTTTCACTATGCGGAAGCTCCTACGATCAGTTCAGCCATCTCCTGGGAGATGCCAGCTCGAATGCGAGGCTCGTAGCCGCTGGGCTTGGCTTTCCAAACCGCACCGTGGCAGCTCACGGCCAGCTCTCGGCGCTGGCTGAAGATGTGTTCGTTCAGGTCCATGAGACTCTCCCAGGTCTCAGGATCGTTCTCACGCTTGGCCACACCGATGCAGCCAGCGATCATTGCACGGGCTAGGTCGAATCGTCGTGGAACTTGCCAAGACGTCGGGTTGGCCAAGATCGACTCGGGCGTTGGCAGTCGCTGTTTGTCCACCCATGCCAGGAACTCCATGGCAGGGCCATCACCGACACAACCACGAACCAGCTTGGATGCGGTTGCCTTGGATCCGCCAGCCGCTTCACAAGCAGCCAACAAGATGCCGGCGTTGGTCCAAGAGCGATCCGAACGCCATGGGCGAATTGCAGCCGATTCGTCCTTGGGATATGTCTCCTCGGGATCGAAGTGCTGCGGCATGCTCTCCTCGAACATGCAAAGCAACTGTCCCCACTTGGGACCGAAGTCTAACAGGAAGTCAGGCGGAACGATTGGGAACTCGGGTGCTGGGAAGTGGGTAAAGCCATTGGCCCATCCAGCCCGTCGCTCGTCGATGTGTCGCTCCCATTGGAGCATACACACGCGGTTGATCACTGGCGGTGCCAGTTCAACACCCGAGGTTGATTGTTCGATCGGGTTCATGAACGCGCCCATCCAGCAAAGGTCAGGCGGGTTGTTGATGATTTCCTGAGCAGCCCCCAAAACATCATGCGATGCGTGGTTCAGCTCATCGAGCAGCACAATCGAAGGCTCGTTGGTCGCACGGACCAGTTCCTCAGGCATGAGAGACATGACACACTCATGCTCCTCGCCATCAATGTCGATGGTGCGAGGCACAGGAACGCCACCGATGTCCTCACGCAATTTTTGCGAAAGGATCACTTGCAAGAATCGCCGCTTCGTAGCAGCAGCCATTGCACGGCATACAGCCGTTTTGCCTTGACCAGGGCTGGACTCAGCCACTGGCACTACACCCGCTTGCATTGCGATGTAGAAGGCCCAGTTGGTTTGACTCATGCGAATCACCAGGGGACAGAGGGAAGAAAACACGGCGGTCACCGCCGACATAGCAATATCCACGGCGAGTTGCGCCGGGCTCCGAGCGAGAGATAGTCAAGTGTCGACCATGTCGCTCTACAAACAAAAAAACCCGCTAGCAGCCGAAGCCACTAGCGGGTCAGGATTAGGAAAAATGGCCAGCGGGCTTTCGGGGGAGCTTAGACGTTGCCCAATCACCCATACATCGGGTTACCAATCCGATGCGCTGGCCCTTAGAACGTTACTTGATGCCTTGCATCCGGTCAACTCTGACACACAGAGCGTGGTGCGATCTTTCCAGTTCTTGCAGTCGAACACTAAGATCTTCCATGCGGTCAATGGCTTCGTGAATTTCGGCACTGACAATGTCAGCGTCAACCTCCAGGCCCTCCTTGATGCGTTTCAGCTTCAAGTGGACAGCCGCAGCAAGTTCCGTGACTGTCTCGCAATCTGTTAGCCTTCGTGGCTTGGTCATTAGGCCACCTCGTACAGATCTTCAAACACCTGATCGGCTTCACGCTCGGCCTTAGCAGCCTGCAAAGCCTGGAGTGTCGGACGCAATGCATCGCGGCAAGCGGCAAGTGTCTCGCCAAGCAAACCCTCGTATTGCTTCATGCGGTTGAACAGGTTCCCTGAGCGATCAACCCGGTTCTGGATGGCTCTGTCGCCAAGATCGTTATCGGCCAGCTCCTTGCGAATCGCAGCGGCCTCTGTCTCGACTTCGCGAACAATCGCATCGCGAATGTCTCGCAAGGTCATAGCATTGGTCTCCATCGGGCAGATGGTGACGCTGTTGGACACGCCATTGCATGCCGACTCCTCGACAGCCTTAGCGATGTTCATCCACTTGCCAGTCATGTTTTCTGGCACAAAGTAAATTCCACCGCCCTCACGCATGGCAATGCCACCGAGAACGCTGTTGATGATTTCGATCATCACGGCTGACACGCTTGAGGCCGGCAACACGCGGCGATAGTGGTTGGCCTTGTCTTGCAAGGCCTGGCGGTCAAAGTCACCAGAGCGAACAATGACTTCGCCCTCATCGGTGATTGTCGCCGAACCCAAAGCAGGAAAGTTGTTCTCCCGCTCGCCCTTGATTTCTTCAACCACGCTGTAGCCGTTCTTCTCGCGGCGTTTCAGTGGCCGAATCATCTTGCCAGGAAACTGGTCAGTGAGTGCAGCCTTCAGGCTCATAAGCCAAGTTCGTTGCTCAGGGGCATACTTAGGCAAGCCAAGTTTGTCAAACCGATGGAGCAAGCCATCGGGGTCAGTCTCTGCGCCGAGTGACCACCAAGTGATGCACCCGGCGTGCTCTGACATGCTTTGGATTCGCATGATCTAAGCTCCGAGGGTAAGAGGAAGTAAAGCCGAAGCCGCCGCCCGGCGTGGCGGGTGGCGGTTGTCGGGTCTACATCAATATCTAAGCCGTGTTGCGCGGCCTGGTCGCCACTTGACTATCAGTCTAGCATCTCGCCGGCGGCAATCTTCTGCAACGCTTGACGCATGTTGCCCTTGCAGTTCGCGATCAGTTCGCAGTAAGCGTCCAGTGGCTTGCCATTGACATCCTCAATGGTTGCAATCTCCGAAAGCCGCTTGGCCATCTCCAGTAGAGTGCCCTTGTCGAACTCCAGGTCGATGCAAACAGCTCGGGAAAGAAAAGGGCAAGCGTCAAATTTGTCGCCAAACAAACGATCTTGCCCTTGGTTAGTGGTGGTGAAGATCCAAGTCCCGTTGCGTTGAACGTTAGGATCTTCTAGCACCGTCTGAAGCCGACTGACTACCTTGTTGCTGAGCCCATGGCTCTCGTTGACTACGAAAGCGTAGCCGCCAGGCTTGCCGTCGTAGCTGAGTGGCTTCAGTTGACATTTGCGTTCCCATTCTCGAACCATGTCGAGTGACAAGTCCTGAGCGTCAATCTCGAACGTTGTGAACTCGCTAGCCGAATAGCTAGCGATGATGCGGGCCAGCGTTGTCTTGCCGGTGCCCGATTCGCCAACGATCCAGAACACTTGGCCCTTGATGCCAGTGGTCTTGTGGATGCACGTTAGGCGTTTGATGGCTTTCTTTTGCCCAACGACTTCGCTGAACTTCTTCGGCCTGTATTTCTCATACAGTTGCATGTCTAAGCTCCTTGGTAAGAGGAAGTGGCGGCGAACATCGCCGCCGTAGCAATATCCAGCCCCGGTTGCGCCGCCGGCTTAGCAGTCGCACTGAGGTTGAAAGTTAGAGCAGAGTGCCAATCGCATCATGATGACCCAGCGGCCAACGCCCTTGTTTCCAACTTGCAGCAGTGGCGCACTGGCTTCAGGTGCCGTTTCGATAACCCTGAAGATCCCAACCGTTCTCGGGTCATAGCCAGGCTTTTGCATGACGATGACCACCTGAGAACCAGCAGCAACGTAATCTTCTGGCCGAAATGGCATGTAGCCACGGTCAGTGTTGCGGCGATAGATAACATCAATCGAACCGTCAAACTCAGAAGCCATCCAATGGACAGCTTGCTTGAGTTCGCCAAGCGTACAGAAACCACTAGACATTGCAGAACTCCTGGTATTGGATGACAGGCTTAACGCCCCACCAGGAGTTGCAGTAGCGAATAGCCATCTCTTCGCTCTCAAAAGTGCTGTGATAATCACCACCGCAGAACAACATGAAAGGGCGTTCTTGCTTGTATGATGGCAGGAAATCTAACACAAGAGCCTTCGTGTGATACTTTGGATGGCTGTATAAGACCTGCTTTGGGTTGCGCGTCGTTGTGATTTTCACAATCTTGTCGGAATCGATAAGAGCCCCGCCCATGCTTCTGCGGTTGTGTACCAGCAACGGAAACTTGCTTGCTGTTGTTGAAACAAGGCCTTCAACGTCGTAAGTACACATGTCGTCAAGGCCTGTCACCGGATTTCCATAGTGAAGACGCAACCGCCTGCCCCTTACTTGGAGCAGGATTGCGTTCACTTTTGGTTCTGTACCAACAGCACAGAAGATCTTGGCCATGCTCTTGTTGTTGCGCTCGCCGGCAATGTACTTCTCGTTGTGAAAAGCCAGGTCATCTGGATTGTGATCGCTCCAGTCCTCGCCGCAGGCAACGCATCGCATTGCCTCATAGCCTAGTGCGCCGTTGTAGTAACTCTTTTCGCCACCACAAAGGCAGTGACTTTTGTAAATCTGCCTCATTCTAAGCTCCATGGTAAGTGGTAAGTAAAGTCAAAGGCCCCCACTCAATCGTTGAGTGAGGTGGTTTGAATTAACTTGCCAGACTACATGCGCTCAGCAATCTTTCGCCAATTCTCATACTGATCAACGGTTGTGTTGAACTTGCTGCTATCGGCATAAGCGTTCACATCCCCATTGGCCTCCATGACGATATTGGGATGGTCAAAGACTTCGTAATGCCAACCTTCGCCGATGATCATCCCCGGCGCATAGCAAGGGAAAAGCACTTGCAATCGTGCTGGCGGAAAGTCTTTACTGGCCCCATGCGTCTTGCGGAGTACACCAACCGCCGCGATGACCCATCGCTTGTACCCTTCGTCGTCGTATCCTGTCATGTACTGGCGAAGCCACTTAGGAGCCCCATGGCGAATGCTGTATCGCTCACCACGCCACATGTAATCCACTTCGTGCTGGTAACTGCACTTGAAAGACACTTCAGTAAAGGCCCCCATGTACTTTGCCCAGGCGTCCATCCAGCTACAGTCAAGAGACTCCAGTTCGCAGAACCGAGTGAAGCCATCCCGAACACGATCAATGATCCAGTAGTCTCCAGACTGGATTGGCGTAAGATTCAGCCAACGACTGCTTGAATAGGAAAGTCGCTGCTTCAATCGCTTGAGATACTCATCGCGAATGAGCTTGCTCATGGTCCCAGCGGAGAGTTGTCTTGCCTGATACGCAGCGGTAGATTCAGCCGTAATTGCCATACTAAGCTCCAAGGTGAAAGGCCCCACTGAGAATCAGCAAGGCCATGGTAAGAATCGAGCCAGCAAACATTGCCGGCCCCCAAAACAAAATCTAAGCCCGGTTGCGCCGCCGGCACTGCGTCAAGTTGCTACGCCACAGTGACGCAATTCAGACAAGACAACCGCATGACCATACCCTTGCAGTTCACGCTTCTCCCAGATTGGGACAATGTCAGCGTATGGCCTACACGTTTCGCCATCGTAAAAGAGATAGCTATCGCGATGGAATCTCACGATGTAGCCACGCTGTAGGCCACCGTGAAAGTCAAACTCAACGTGATCGCCAACGCTAAAGCCTTGCTCTGTATCAAGGGCATCGCTTGGCTCATTGCGCACTCTACGCAGGATCTTAGTGGTGTTGCGCAGCCACTGTTCTTTGTTTTTGGCCATCTCTGGCGGCACTCCTGTGTTAAAAGGCCCAGGCCCCTGGTTCGCACACCGGCTGTGTTGCGCGGTGGCTGGGACTGGTCACCGGCGCGGTGTTGCGCCGGCGTCGAGTCGGTGGCCCGGTGGTGTTGCCGGTGCGACAATTTGCCGGCGCTGAATTATCTCTGTCGTGTTGCGCCGGAGGTCGACACTTGGCAACCAGCCAGGCCAGGCCAGAGCGATCGCGGCCAGTGGCACTGCGTGGCACTGCGTGGCGCTGGAAGCGACGGCAACCGGCGCGCCGGCCTGAGTCCGTTGGCGAGGTCATGAAACGAAAATAGCCCGCAACCGGATGACCGGCGCGGGCTATCGTTGTTCAAGTTGTTGGCGTCGCTCGCTAGTTCACTTCAAGAGCGGCCTGGATTGCCTGAGACGTTAGCGGATCAGCTTCGTCATGCTGAGCCCAGGCCAAAGCGTCCTGAAGCGCTTGGCGAGGGAACCAATCAGCAACCAATGCCGCGAACACTGGAAGCGGTTCGCGTTCGTTGTCAATCATCGCATCGGCGATGGTCTCGTATGCGTCCACCATCTCGGAACACCTACGACAGCGACGGTTTGGGATTAGCGGCGCGCCGGCGTGGTTCGCTCTGTGGTGTGGGCATGTTTCAATTCGTTGAATGATTGCGTTGATCACTGTCTAAGCTCCTGGTTGAAGTCGTGAAACGAAAATAGCCGGCGCGGTGGTTAATCGCGCCGGCGTCGGTCGTGGAACTGGATTAGCCCAGTTGTTCCATCATGTTATCTAGGCTCGTGTCATCGGCCTGAGTCTTTCCGCCGGCCTTGGCTGCGTTCTTGGCCCGTTTGGCTGCAAGCAAGGTCTGAACCTTGGTTTGGTCTTTCAAGTCGAGAACACTTTGCTCAAGGGCGCGGCGGGCCTTGTCGGGGTGTTTCAGAATCAACGCGACTGCCTTGGCTGGAACGGATCCCCATCCGCAACCCGTCGCATTGACTCTTATAGCTGGTTCAACCTTGTCGCCCTTGCTGTTGGCGTAGTTCGCAGCGGTGAAAAGCTCCTCAACGTCTCCGGCCAGTTGATCGACCACGTTTGATGTTTGTGCTGTCGTCGCCATTGTCTAAGCTCCTGGGTAAAGTGAAGTGAAGTGAAGTGAAGCCGGAGCGAGTCCGGCCTCATTGCAATATCTAAGCGGTGTTGCGCCGGTCGACGATTAGCGATCGCGGACTGCAACCCGGTTACCAAATAGCACCTCGGATCGCATCGGGATACCGATCGGTGCAAGCAAGCAAGGGCGATCGGTTCTAACCGTTTCCAATGCCTCACAGATTAGCCGGCACAATTCTTGCGCCGGCGTCTCAAACTGTCCTTGAATGCTCTTGAGTCGTCTCGCTACGTTGGCCCGGTGAATGCCCAGCTTCTCGCCGGCCTGGGAAGTGTTCTCAGAATAGGCAACCGCGAGCCCAGTTCGTTTATCGGTATCGCTCTTGAACTGCCTCACAATCTCGGCGACGGCCTGAAACTCCTTAGCTTCTCGCTCCTTTCTTTCCTCCGGAGTCTCACCGCCATCCTCGACAGAATCAGAGTCGGTCTCACATTCCCGATGCCCCTGATCTTTCCCCTTGCCGGTCATGCCCCCGGCGGATCGCTCAGATAGGAACTGCAACAAAGCAAGCCGAACACAATGCCAGAGCAAGCGGCGCTTGTCGCCCAGTGTCTTTGGGATCCATGGCCGGCCATCCTCATCGGCCTCATGCTGGGTAACCACTTCAAGGAAGCGGTGTACCGCATCGCCGGCGATGGTTTCGCGCTCGGCTGCACAGATGACACCGGGAATCTTGCCGGCCATCCACTGGCCCCTAGCCCAACGTTCGCAAGCCGAATAACTGAACCTGGCCGCCATGTCTAGCAAGTCCGTTGCGTAACTGCTCCGGTCCATCGCTCGGCTCAAGCGATCATCAAGCCGTCTCGCCGCTACTTCTGCCCCTGTCGCTCTTTGTCTCTTCGCTGTCGTCGCCATTGTCTAAGCTCCCAATTCGCCCCTGGTTGGTAACTCCTGAGGCTAGGTCTGATTCGCTCAGTCACCACGGACTGAGTCCGACGCAAAGATAGTCAACTGGCTACCTCGCATCAATGCAGAATCTAAGTCGTGTTGCGCTCAACGTGCGGCCTGGCCAGAAGTCAGCGGCCTGGCCAGCTATCTTCTCGCATTGCCGAGCGATCACAGATGGAAACGGAACGGGGAAGCGGTCAATGCGTTTGTTTATGGTTCACTTTCCGCCGTTGCCTGGGGTAACGATCGTCAAGCGGTTGTCGTAAGTCCTTGCCAGTCAACACGTTATGCAAAGCCAGGAGCGACGGGGGCCGATCCCCAATGCGGCCGTCCTTTCCATTAACGTTCCCCGAAAACGGTTTTTTGCGATAATCGGGTGTCAAGCTGGGCTGGCTTGGGTTGGAGACGGTCTGTCGTTTGACCGTTGATTCTGGGCTCGCTTTTGGGCCTTGTACGCTGTTTCGCGTCGTGGATGGCAGGAGACACGGGGCTGAGATTAGCGTGCGTTAGAAGGGCCGTTTTGGGGCTGGTACAGTGCTGAGGATCCCGAAGAGATTGGAACTGATACCTGGAGGCGCAGAGACCCCAATGGATAACTGAGAGTTATCGTGGGGATTTTGTGATATTGTGCGAACCGAGGTGCTCTTTGTGGTCGTCATTTCCCGAGTTAGGAGTTGCTGATTGGCGATCCTTGTTCTCGGTCGCAGTTGGCCATGTGGAGGTGGCCTGGGCTGTTTACCCTGATGAGGAGCGAACCCTCATCACCTGCGTACACACCTGAGTCTGCACTCACCTGACCGCTGCGACTGAGCTTTAGGCATCGCGGTCTGGTCTGATGCCATGGTTGCGCTTTGGCTTCTTGTGCTGGTCCCAAAGTCCCAGCTCTTGAAGCCGACGCTTAGTGAGTTTCTTGGCTGCTTCGTAGGTTCTTTTGGAACCGTCTGCCTTGAACTCAATTCCATGATGGCAATCGTGGCAGAGTGATACAAGCTGGTCTAGCCGGTTTCCGGCCAGTGTGCTTTTTCTGTAGCTGAGGTGATGGACTTCTTGGGCTATGCTGCTACACAGTTCGCAAGTTGGTTGCTGGCATAGCTTTGCGGATCGAATCGACTTCCAGAGGTCACTGCGCAGGTAGTCTTTGTAGCTTGCGTATCCAAGGCGAAATAAAATTTTCTCGCGGTGGTCTTGGTAGGTGGTTCGGCTTCCGCGTTTTAGGTGCCTGTATCGAAGGCCGCAATGGAATCTGGATCTGGACATGAATACTCTATATGTGGGCGGTTTTTAGAGTTGCTTGACTCGGGGCGGTGGATTGGTAGACTGACGTCTCCTGTGGAGCTGCTTTCTTCTGGGCCGGCAGCACTTGAGCCGTGGAGCGGTTGGGCTTCGCGGCTCTTTTTATTTCTCAATCATGCCCATGGCCAGTTCTTCCAAGACTCCAGGTTTCAGGTCGACGGCTGGAATTGCTGTCACTTGGTAGTGGTCCAGGGTTTCGTAGGCAGCAGGGACAAACGTGGGTTCGTGCCGGAATGTGACTTCCACTATTGAATGGTTCAGCATTGGCCTTTTGATGAATGCCACACGCAACTCGTAGCCTCGCGACGATGCTATGGTTTCCAGGCTGTTTTTGTCGAATAAGGTCTTTCGCAGCAGTCGCACCTTGGCCGCAAACGACAGGCAGCAGTCTTCTGGAATATCCGACCAGTTGCGTTCGTGGATGTGCCTTCGGGTTTGCATGATGTCGATCTTGATCATTGCGATGCGGTCTCAAGCCTATTCAGGAACTTCGGCAGTGAGTTGGCAATGGCATCTTCCATGGATGGCCCAAAGCAAATGTTTCGCATGGAGCTGATTTCATTGGATGGCACCTGTGCAGACTCGTGCTTGCAGATCAGCGACATTTCGACTGTCCACTGTACGCCTCCGCCCGGTAGGCGATGGTCGAAGCATTGGGTGGCTAAGATGTAGGCGTAGCCGGGAATATCTTTCAGAAGCGGAATCGCCTTGGTGAGAATGGCTCGCCGCGATCGCCTGCTTAGCTGCGTGAAGCGATCCGGCACTGGTGTGCCACGGTACAGAACCGAAAATCTGACTTCTGTCATGCTAGTATCCGTTGGTTTTGGTTGCGTGTTTTGTCTGCCCAAGCTCCAGCAGCTTTTCGACCGCCGAGCCGTCGTCGATCAATGATCGTGACACGGATCTGTCGCAATAGAATCCGGCCTGTAGCGAATGGGTTTCTTCGCGAAGGATATGTTTCAAGTGGGACCAGTAGTCGGCTTGAATCGAGCCGTAGCGAATGTGCATCACGACCCAGGATCGTGTCTCAAAAAGGTCAAACGTTTGCAGGTCGATGCGAATCATTTCGCTCTTTACCGGCGGTGCCTTCTGCAGCGCGAGCTGGAAGAGTCGGGCTTTCTGGCCTAGCGAGATTCGCCAGAGGTCTGTGCCCACGAAGTGAAGGTTATGAACGTAGATCACTGTTATTCCTCTACAGCTTCGCAATTAAGTATTTGATTGTTTTGCCGTTTTGTAAGGCGTCCGGCGGTTTGGTGTCTACGAGAAGATCATGACTCGTGAACTCCTTTTCCCACGGGAATGAGTTCGCCAGGAGCTTGATCGACAGTTCGAGGTGGCAGAACTTTTCGTAGAAGTGAACGCTATCCCTTAATTTGACTCGCACTCGGTTGAATCGCTTGTTGCCGACCAACAATCGAGTTGCAGTCATGACAAGGGCAATTCTGTCTGAAAGGGGAATACTGGTCACTGGGAAGCGAGCAAGCCAGGGGCCTTCTGTCTCGAAGTTGACTGTGCTTCCATTCGACGCAGGCAAGTACAAGCGAGGAATGGCTCCACTTTCAAAATACTCTCTATCCCATGGACCCCATTCGTTGACCCACTCAATCTTGTTGCGATGGCTCATTGCGTAACTCCACTTAACCATCCGTTGTTCTGTTTCCATGGCAAGCGTGACTTTGACTTGACGATCAGCTTGCCGACACACTCTTCGATATCATTGAACCATGGCGCAGAGACCGCAAACGCAGCGTTCTCGCCAAAGTAGTTGATCGCAACCTTGCACTGACCGCGATCGCTGTACGTGACGAAAATACTGGCAGCGTCGTATTCACCATGCGTCACGATCACTCGGGTGCATTCGACAAGCAATGCTCTTTGGATGATCATTGGCATGGAAGAGAACCAGCCGGCGACATCGCTGATAAAAATTCTGCTCATTGCTTTGGATCCTGACACGGCATAGTAATGGGCAATAATGGGTGATCCCAGAGCTTCGTGTCACTGCGACCGTCAGCACCAAACGGGTCTTTGCTATCGGAGACTATTATGCGGTAACTTAACTCGACAGCACTAAGCTCAGAAACGTGATAGCTCCTGTAGTAGTGGTAGCGAATGTCCGATCCGAAGTAGAATGACACAATCGCTAGGTTGCTTTCATACGACAGGGGTGGGTGCATTATTCCGCAAGAATAAGAACCCCAAAGCTCTGAGAACAATGTTAGGTTCTCCAAGAATCGAGCGACTTGCTGAAAGCCAGCTCGCTCGACCACCTTCTTGTGCAAGTAAATCGCTTTCATTAGTACGGCACTATCGACCTGTCGTTGACGAACATGCCGCTGATGATCTGATCGGCAATGACCTTGGGTTCACTGGAATGAAACATCATGTGGCGGCGTTCCCTGTTCGCTATTGGATTGGCGAACACAACCTCATCGAGCGTTAGTGCCCCTTCGGCGGTGGCAAAGTAAAGAAAGCGAAACTCTGTCATGTTGTGATCAACCATTTCGTCAATACAGGCTCGCAGCAGGCACAAGAGTTCCGCTAACGTGGCTTTTTTGATCGGATCGTGAATTACAGCTCGGAACATCAGAACGGCACCTCCTCGACCGTGCCGACGTACTCGCAAATTTCTATTGGAGTAGCCCTCTTCGCGATATGACGGGGAATCTCGACTGTTCGTTTCCTGAGTGAGTTCCATCCATCAAACAGCAAGGCTCGCTCAGCCAAAGCCAATTCAACTAGGTACTCTTCGTGTATCTTGTGCATGTTGAGGTATGGCTTGCACTTAATGCCTATGAACACCGGGAACATCGCGCCGACCGCTACCGTCCCGTCGCTAATGTAGACGGCCAGGCATTTTTCCTTGATAGCCAACCTCGCTGACTCAAGCAGGATTGGCTGATGGAAGATGGAGTAGCTGTGTGCCATTTTTATCTTGATCATTGTTCGTGCTTTATTTTGCGACATAAACCTTGATGTAGTTCATGACCAGATCGACGTTGTGTTTGTACGCATGATGTCCGTGGTAGACTGCACCGGGTGTCCATACCCGAATGCAGTTTTTCTCGTAACGGATCTTAGTGACGCAGTTGAACATCTGGTGCTTCACGAGAGCGTCAA